CGCTACATGAACTTTAATGAAATCCCTGAGTATGTTGATTCCATTGCATAAATCGGCGTTGACTGTCTAAGAATCGGCGCGAGATAAATGCCAGAAAAGCCCCGTCGTTATTGATGGGGCTTTTTACTTTTAGACAGGAAAACACCCCGATCTGGCGGGCTGAAACACCATGGAATGCGAGGTCTGGCAACTGCGCCGCGACGGCCTGAAGCTGCCGCAAGATGCACTCGACGGGCCGCACCGCGGCTGGCTACGGTTGGCGCGGTACAACATCGCAGGCGCGGTCACACTACACGCCGACCTGCGCCTCGGCGCCGGCCAAGGCGCACCATCGGCGCTACTTGGTCTCACCTCGGTCGAGGTCCGCCGCCTGGATGACCGCGGCATCCTGCTGTACGGGCTCCAGGCCGAGCCGTGGGCCGGGCCGGCGGCCGTGCGGCATCGACAGGCCTGGTTCTGCCGGCCGATCAGGCCGGAGACAGCGCCGGAGCGCTGAGCCGCCGGCCCAGCTTGATCATCGGCCGCTCGATCGCCGCCTCGGTGGCCAGCGCAACCAAGTAGCTCAGTAGGATGGTGAGGCCGATGCCCAGCACCGCCGACACCGCTCGGCCACCAAGGCCGCCCACCAGCCACGGAGCAACGAAGAAGGCCGGGATGAAGTGCACGACGTACATGCTGAAGGACACCTGACCGACCCGGCACAACCAAGCCGGCGCGTCGCCGAGCTGCCTCAGCACGCGCAGCACCAGGGCCGCCACCAGCCCGAGCATGAGCGGGTTGCCGCTGCGCAGCTTCCAGATCAGGGCCCAGCAGGCCGCGACCAGCACCACAGCGACAAGATCCTGGCGCCAGCGCAGCGCGGGCCGCAGATAGACCCAGAAGCCCATGAGGAACACGGGGAGCTGCAGAGCCAGGCTGTGATATCGAAAGCTCGCCTGGGCCTCGGTCCACGGCCAAGCCCAGCCGATGAAGGCAGCCCAGGCGCAGGCAAGCGCCGGCAGCGCCCAGTCCGCCGACCGGCCAAGCCTGAGCAGCGGCCCCACAACGAAGGGGAATACGCAATAGAACAGCACCTCGGTGCCGATGGACCACCCGCCCGGCACGACCGAGTTGTGAGCGTCATGGATGAGCCCGTGCACCAGGGCCGCATTCGAGACCAGATTTCCAGGCGTGTAGAGCTCAGCCTCGCCCCGCATAGAGAACCAGCCCCAGTAGAGCAGGATGCCGATGTAGTACATCGGCGCGATGCGGAAGAGCCGGCGCACCCAGAAGGCGCTGAGCCGGCTGTCGCGGTCCCAGGCCATGCACAGGGTCAGCGCTGAGGCGGCGAAGAAGAGCTGCACGCCGTACTGGCCCAGCATCGCGATGTCGGTCCAGGTGCGCCCGATCTCAACCCGGAAGGGCTGCGCGGCATGGCAGATGACCACCAGCAGGATGGCAACTCCGCGCGCCGCGTCGATGTAGTGGACTTTGTCGGCCTCTCTCCCCATGGCGGGAGGCTAACCGATCTAGTCGGAGCCGTGTGCCGCCTGATCACGGGTCATGGCCACCGTGTCAGCGAAGTCGCCCAGCTTGGTACGGCCGTGGAAGAGCGGTGGAGGCAGCACCTTGACTTTCGGCCGCACCGGAACGAAGTGGACGATTCGCAACCGCTCGCCCCGGCGCTCCGCATAGAGCATGTGGGGCAGCCAGGAGCCCAGCCGGCTCGCGCGGATGAGGATGTGCCTGGCACCTGACCGCCACAAGACGAAGTAGCGCTCCCCGTCTACGGTGATGCGCCGCGATTCCCGCCCCCGTCGCCAGTACAGCCGCAACGCGAACAGGATGCAGTTTGATCGCACGGCAGCCTCACGGCGGCGTCAGCGCATCGTAGGCCCGCTCGCAGAGCTGGCCGGCCCGGCGGGCGGTGTCAGCCGCAACCGCTGCTTGCTCCGCAAAGTCGTCAAGCGCCCCGACCACGTCGGCGAGGATGCGGACTCGCTCGGCTGCCGGGCAGCTGCCGGCAGCGGCGGGATCTCGGCTTTGATCACCGAGGGAGGTGGCGAGGTCGGTGGCGTAGCGCTGCAGCTGGCCATGAGAGCTGCGTAGGCGAGCAGCTTCAGCTTCAGCAGCTTGGCGGGCAATGAATTCAGCATCGGCGGCCTCCTGGCGTTTGAGGGCGGTTCGAGCAGCGTCACGCTGCTGGGTTTCGAGCGCTTGGCGGGCCTGGCGCTCTTGGGTCTCGCGGTACTCGGCGAACTTCTGGCGCACGGCCGATGTCTCAGCCTTGGCGGTGGCCACCTCGGCCCGGGCTTCCTGCAGTCGCATGGTCTGGGTGCCGAGGGCCAGCAGCAGGGCCACGATGACCCATGCCCAGACGGGCACAGCGCGGAGGAGGCTGAGGGCTTCTTTCATGGCTTGTCGGGCGTCAGGCACAGCTTCGTCTCGTCAAGTCGGCGAGCGTGCAGGCCGCGGTAGAACGTCGGGCCCACGTTGGACCAGTTCGGCGATCCGTCGGGCCGGGTGCTGATGGCCCGGCATCCGGCCTCAAGCTGGCCGGCGTTGATCAGCTTCACGGCCGTGCTGCCGCAGGTGGCGCCCACCCCGAAGTTGTGCGCGTGCGAGGTGAGCGCGTCGAACGCGTTCTGGGTGACCCGGCCGGTGATGCACTTGGCCAGGCCCTGCTGGGTCTGCGTGACGACGTACTCCTGGGCCGCGTCACACTTCTCCTGGCTCCAGACCTCGCCCACCACCACCGGGTATGGGCTGACGGCCGCCGTGATGCCGTAGCAGGCCGTTGGCAGCCCGCCGGCGAGCGTGTCGGCGTAGACGACGTGCTGGGTCTTGCCACCGTCCTCCCACTTGTGCAGGAAGCCCGTCAGGGCCGCGCTGACCAGCACCACGGCGGCCCCGCCCTTGGTGAAGGCGCGCCGGCGCAAGGTGGGCTGCTGCTGGGCGTTCATCGGCGGGCCTTCGGTTGCGCCACGATCCGGGCCACGGCCGCGCCCATGCTGATGGCGAAGGCGGCACCAGCGAACCGGCCCCGGCCGATGAACTCGGCCACACCGTCAGGGATCAGCGGCAGCGCGAACTCCGCAGCAGAGAGAAGCGCGGACAGCAGCGACAGCCGCACGGACCAGAAGCGAAGCCAGAGGCGGCGGGCGTCTTCGATCAGCTGCATAGCGCGCTCACTTGAAGAAGCTGGAGTGGCTTGCCACCCATGACACGAAGGCGCCGGCCGTGCTGGCGATCGTCATGCCCATCCAGAAGCCGCCCTTGCTTCGGTTCGCCAGCTCGAGAAGCTGCTTCACGTCGGTGCCGAGCTCGCTCACGCGCGCTTCCAGCACCTGGACCTGAGCGGCCATGCGGCCGAACTCGACGGGGTCGATCTCGCTCATGCCGAGGCAGCCCAGAGGCCCGCGATGACCGGCAGCGCGCCGGATGCAGTCGCGACGAAGTCGCCCACGCTCGGGTCACCCTTGCCGGTCTGCTTGTCCCAGACCTCCTTGAGGGCGCCGGCCGCCACAGCACCGATGGCTGCGCCGGCGCGCGGGTCCAGCAGGTAGCCCAGGTAGGCCAGCAGCAGCGGCCCCGCCACGGCGCCGATCACTGCGGCGATTTCGCCGTAGATGTGGTGGTTGGCCTTGTCTTGGGCCAGCTGGGGAAGGGTCTCCAAGTTCATGAGTTCTCCTTAGCCCAAGCGAGACCAGTAGCCCTGGCGCTCGCAGATGTAGGTGGCCACCTGGCCACTGGTCAGCGCGGGGTTTGCGCCGAGGATGACGTCGGCCACGGCGTTGTAGGTGCCTGGGCCGACCAGCACCGTGCCGACACCCGTGGTGATGTTGTTCACCCGCACGCGGTTGCCAGTGAAAGCCGGCGGCAGAGTGACCGGCTGATTCGCAGTCGCGCCCGGGTCGCACGGCAAGCTGTCGAACGGGAACACCTTCGTGCCGCCAAAGACCCCGTATCGCGTGCGCGGGATGAACTCGCGCTCGAACGACGGCCGCGGCGCCCACTCGCAAGGGTCCCAGCTGATGCCGTTCCAGCGCTTGGGCGTGGGGGCCAGCGGCGCGGCCCGGATGCACGTCTTGGACTCACGGTCGTTGCCGGCGGACCAGAAGCACCACCAAGAGTCCTTGAAGCGAACGACGAATGGGTCACCCACGCCGTTCATCTCATGAGCGGGGTGCTGGCAAGTCCAGATGGGGAACCCGCCAAAGTCGATGTCCCACGTCAGACCGCCGTCATAGCTGAAGGCCCGGTAGAAGTGCGAGATGAACGACTCGCCGCCGCCGCTCTGTGGGCCGGCGTGATAGATCATCACGGCACGGTCACGGCCATAGCCATCCTTCTCCACGTAGATCGGACCGTTGGAGCACCAGTCGGCATATCCCTCGGCGAACGACGTGATCGCGGGCGAGTTGCCGAAGCTGTCATCTGCCGGATTCGTCCGCAAGGCGGGACTGGGATACAGGCCAGGCAGGACGGATGTTTCGAGGGTCCAGGGGCCAGTCGGCGATGGCGCGCTGTAGGTGCAGCTCTGCCAGCTCTGGCTGGCACCGTAGAGCGCTTCCACCAGCATGCGGTACTGACCTTGCCACTTGAAAACCGCCGGATTGCCCCACTGGCCCGCACTGAGCGGGCGGCCGGAGGCGTTCGGCAGGATCTGGCCCACCAGCGTCCAGCCTAGGGCGGGCGTGGGGCCTGCCAGGTTGGCCAGCGTGGTCCACGCGCAGCGGTACTGGGTCGTGGTTACCTGCGGCGCGTAGTAGAGGTAGAGCTTCCCGTCCTCGATGTAGATGCCAGCGTGCGCTGCAAACTCGGCCTCACCACCGTTGCCGCTGCCCAGCACATAGCCGCGATTTGTCCACGGCCCGTAGGGATCGTCAGCCACGAACAACTGCTGGCCCGACGTCAGCATGTAGTAGCGGCCGTCGTACTCCCAAACATTGGGCTCGCTCTGCGTGTTGGGCTTGTTGGCAGCCACCAGGATCGACTGGCCGGCGCTGGCCGGGAACCGGGCATCCGCCAGAGCGGTCGACCACCAGATCACGCTGGGGCTGAGATCAGCTGGGGGGGTATCGCCGATGTAGGTCTGGGCGAGCTTGGTATCCATCAGAGACTCCAGTTAGGCGACGGTGGCCTGTTGTGGCAGCGCACCCTTGGCGTACTTCGCGGCCAGGTAGGACTCCACCGCCCAGCGCTGAGCGTCGGTGAGCACGCTGTTGAAGACGATCACCTCAGCGATGGAGCCGCTGAAGGCTTGGTTCGCATCGCCGGGAACACTGCCCAGGCAGATGCCCTGCGAGCGCGGCGTGGCAGCGCCGATCGTTCCGCTGCCGGCGGTCGCATTCGCGGCGATCACGCCATCCAGGAAGAGCTGGCGCCCGTGGACCGCAGTAACGACGTAGGGGGTGTTGATCACCGGGCCTCCGGCGGCCGTCGTGCTCTGGCGGGCCTCCGCGCGGACCTTGACGCAGCTGTTGCCGCCACCGCCCGGGCCGCTGTCCGACGTGCCGACGTACCAGCCGCCGTCATAGCGCACGGTCTCGTTGGTGAGGATGCGCATGTCCCGGGCGCCTGGGCCATTCGTGAGCGCGGTGAAGGCAGCCACAACGAAGATCGTGGCTCGGCCGCCCATGCGCCGCGTGGTCAGGAGAGACACAAGGCAATCGTCGGCACCATCGAACTTGATGGCTGGCTTGCCCGTGCCGCCGCCGCCCCAGTTGGCAGCCGTTGCATAGGTTGGGCGAAGACCAGCCGTCGCCTGGGAAGCGCTGAAGCCGTTACCGGACCAGTCGGTGATGCTTGCCACCGCAGTCCCGTTGGCGACTACCGGCTCTTGGCTGGCGTCGTACCAGCAGAGCAGCGACCGAGGCGCCGCCAGGGCGGCGGGCAATGCGGCTGGCGTGATGGTCGACAGCGAAGCGGAGAGCGTGGAACTGCCGTCGATGCCTCTCGCGCGAACGGTAAGCGTGGCAGGGACACCAGGCGGCAGGCCCGCGCACGCAATGGGCGAGGTGGCTCCAGAGCCCACAACGTTTGCGCCGGCCAGCACTTCATACAAGACTGCACCAGGCACCGGATCGAAGGCCACCAGCACACCGCTGCCCATGGCCTGCGCCCAGGCATTGCGCACCCGTCCCGCCAGCGGCGTTCTGCCCCCTGATCCGTAGTCCATCCACGCCTGACCATTGCTGTAGAGCATGGTCTTGGTGTCGGCCCGCCAGACCCATTTCCCCTCCCATTGCTGGGCGGGCGGAAGGTTCGCCGCGGTGAACGTCGGAAAGTCGGGGCTCGGCATGGCTTGAGGTCCTGCTGATCAGTCAGCAGGCATCCTCAAGCCGGTGCCGTGGGCGCTGTGTGGGCGCGTGCGCTCGTCCGGTCAGACCGCAGTACAGAGCCTTGACACCCAAGGTATCTCGAGGCGCACGGGCTCTAACTCTTGGAGGTCACCCGGCGGCACGAATACAAACCGATATTCTTCTTCAGAGTGATTGTTGGTCGTGCCTGCAAAGTACTCGTTCGGCGCTGTGCGCCCGTTCGATTCGCGACCATACGGCACCCAACCATGTGCGCCGGTAACGCCGTCGCCATATCTCCGATGCAACTCAGTGAAGACTAGGTTTGCAAAGAGCTGCGGGTTTTGAATCCGAACGCAATGGTCACCGAACTGCTTTAGCTTCGCGTTTCTTGATGTGCAGAACACGAACCCCTCCGCTGTGGTGATCACATTGCAGTCGGTGAGGGTGATGACGCCATCAAAGTCGTCCCCCATGTCCATGAAGTTGGTGCGCTTGAGCTCTTTCAGCAGCAAGCGCCGATCCTCTTCAGAATCTTCTTTCAGGAGGCTCGGTGGGGACCATTGAGCAGTCCCCTCGCGCGGGTCCGAACGGGGATGCTCAGGATCTCGAATACTCTTGAAGGTTGGCAGCCAGACAACTCCCTTCAATAAGTCGCTTGCCCACTGCTTTTCCTTGAATCTGCGATACACGGATTTTGGGACCTTCACGCTTCGATACCCCCTTGCGTAAAGAATACCAAGCTCGTCTATCTGCGCGGCCCGAACAGGAACAGGTGTCCGATGTGTAGCGCAGCCGCCAGCAGGCCCCAGCCGCCAAACATGGCGACGATGACGACGTAGCCGACGGCCACCATGACCATGGCGAACTTCATCGCAGGGCCTCGGAGACGGAGCCGCGCATCTCCTTGGGCGCGGTGCGCGTGAAGCGGTCGGCCTTGTCGGTCTGCATCTCCTTGAGCCGGCGCTTGACCTGGGAGCTGTTGATGGCGATGCGGCTCTCCGGGTTGGTGGCGTTCCAGTCCGCCAGCTGCTGGCGGGCCTCGTTGACCATGTCCACATCGCGCTCGCGCAGGCCCTGCGCCCACTGGTCGGCAATGCTGGACTCCACCACGCGCGCCAGCTTTATGCGCTTGTCCTGCTCGCTGATCTTGGCGTTCTCCCGCGCGAGCTCGGCCGGCTGGAAGCCGATCAGCTTCATGACGGCGTCGATCTCGTCCGTGGCCATGACCCGGCGGCCCTTGCCGTCGCGCGCCTCGCCGTCGATCCACATCGTGGCGGCCTTGCCGACGTTCTGCAGGGCGCCTGGCAGCATGCCCAGTGCCGCGTCGCCGAGGTTGCCGTCCAGCGCCTTGCGGCCGGCGTCCTTGTATTGCTTCACCATCGCGCCGACCGGCCCGGCAAGCTCGAGCACGTCGCCGCTCACGTCGGTGTTGGACTTCATGAGCATGCCGGTACCCGGCAGCAGGTTGCCCATGCCCATGCGCATCGACACGTCCAGCGGGATGCCTGGCAGCGCCGACAGGCCGCGCATGACGACGTCGGCGCCGGTGTCGCCCATGCCCAGCGTGCGGCCCAGGAACTCGCGCTTCCAGCCCTTGGCCGAGGTATCGAAACCCAGGGCCTGCATGACGGTGTCGGCCAGGTCGTTGACATCCTCCGCGAACGGCAGGCCTTCGGAGCCGCCGGCCATGAAGAGCAGTGCCATGGCGAAGAGCACCGCCTTTCGGCCCTCGGTGCGCTCGCGGCTGCCGGGCTCGCCAGCGTTCCACATGCGCTTGATCCACTCCAGGTAGTGGATGCTGTACTGCTTGAAGGTCAGCGCCGTGGCGCCGATGGGGTTGCGGGCCCAGTTGGGCGCATTGCCCTTGTTGTAGAGGCCCTGGGTCTCGACAACAGCCTCATGCGCGAACGCGAAGGGGTCGGCCATGCCCTCGGCCTTGGCGGTCGCATAGGCGGCCAGGAAGGTCACGCGGCGGTTGAACTGCTCGGCCACGGAGAACGGCGCACCCCACAGGAAGGCGGCACGCTTGAGCACGGGGTTCTTGCCCCAGCTGGCCATGGCCTCCGCCGTGAGGTGGTGGATCTCCTGCGGGCTCACGATGCCATCCTTCTCGGCGCGCTTCAGCGCCTCGGCCGTTTCGGTGTCGGTGATCTTCCCACCGGCCGCCTGGCGGGCGCTGGCCATCAATCGGGCCGCGGCCTTGACCGGGCCGCCCCACTGGCTGAGCCAGGGCAGCGTCATCATCACCGGCTGCGTGACGTTGACCAGCGCCGAGGCCACCGAGCCGCCGATGAAGTGCGCGAACATCAGCCCGCGCACGACGCCCGCGGTGTCGGTCGGGTTCTGCACGGCCTCGATGAGCTTGACGCCCTCGTCCTTGATGTCGCCAGCGCGGATCTGCTCGGCGGCCTCCTTGGCCTGCGGCATGTTCATGGCGCCGGCGGCCAGGCGGGCGTTGCTGGTCACGAATGACGCCAGCACGCGGGTGACCTCGGAGCTGAAACCCTCGGTGCCCTTGCGCTTGATCAGGCGCTTGAGCGCGCTGCGGTTGTTCTTCGTCAGCCGCAGCCACTCCTGGTAGACGGCCGACTGCTCGGCGCCGATGGCATCGGCGAACATCTCCAGCGACTCCACGGGGATGCCGCTGAAGAGCTTGAAGGCCTCCTGCGACATCGTGCCCTGCTCCACCCGGCCGGCGAACTGATCATCGGCGCCCAGGTCACGCGCCATGCGGTTCGCCTCGGCCCGGGTCTCGTAGAGGCCGAAGAACTCCTGCTGCCCCTCGGCACCCTTGACCGAGACGAAGTACTTGCCGAAGCGCATCAGCGGCGCGTACCCCCTGCCCTTCAGCTGGTCGACGCGGTCGAACTTCTCGACGATGTCGGCCAGGGTGCTCTGAAGCTGCTCGCGCTTGTTGGCGTCGTCCTCGGCCTTGATGCGGTCCTGCAGGTGCGCTTCCACGGCGGCCCGGAAGCCGGCGCGGTTGCCCATCGCCGCCGCGCGGATCTCCGGCGTCGCTTCGCCGAGCAGGCGCAGCGCGTCAGCCGAAGCCACCTGGTCAAGCGACTCGTTCACGGCGGCCCGGAACTGCTGGTAGACGCCCACCTGGGCCTCATTCAGCCCGAACAGCTGCTGGAGTTCGGCCGGGCTGAACACCACGCCGGGCTGCAGGTACTCCTGGGCGTAGCGGTTGCGGATGGCGCCCTCGTAGATGTCCAGCGGCGTGGCCTTCCAGCGCTTCAGCTCGGTCTCGGTGACCTTGCCGTCCCGGAACAACACCCGCTCCTTCTCCGCCGTGCTCATCTGCTCGGCCTGGGCCTGCAGGTCGTCGAACTTCACCAGCTTGCCGCCCTGGCGCGACCAATTCAGCGTGCCCTCGAAGATCGGCGCGGCCACGGCCTTCTGGTCGGCGGTGCTGAGCCCGCGCTTGGCAGCCGCGAACACGTCGCGCACGCTCTCCAGCTTGGGCAGGATGTCCGGCGCCTGGTCGGCGGCCTCGTTGGCCAGCATCGACGTGTCCTCGATGTACTGCTGGACGTGGCGGAACACCTTGCCGTACTCGGGGTGGGCCTTGGCCTTGTCGTACTGGGTGCCCAGCGTCTTCTGCCACCAGTTCACCTGCTCGCCCGCGGACTTGAAGCGGTCGGCCAGCGCATCGCGAATGGCCTGCTGGTTGATACCGGCCAGCGGGCTCGTGCGGCTGAACTGCGGCTCGGCCCGGGAGGCCGCGGCCAGGTCCACCCCGGTGGTCACCTGCGGCACATCCAGGCCGTCGGCCTCACCCTGGGCCGCTGGGTCCGTGTTGATGCCAGCCCGCGCCACGCCAGCGACGAAGGTCTCGATCTGGGCGTCCGTGAACTGCATCTGCAGGCCCAGGGCCTGGGCCATGGACCGCAGCCAGTTGCGGATCATGCTGGCCAGCCGCTTCCAGCCGCGCAGGCTCTGCGCCTTGCCTTCGCCAGCCATGTCGGCCAGCGCTTCCTCGATGGCCTCGTCTCGGCTGATCTTGAGCTCGCGCGCCACCAGGTCGGCGCGCTCGCGCAGGCGCTGGTTCGATGCGTACATCTGGCGCAGCAGCTGACGGCTCTGGTCGCCGAACATCGCCCCGAGGCCGCGGTGGAAGGCCTCGTGCATCACCACGAAGTGCAGTTCGTCGGGCGAGGTGATGTTGTCGGTGAAGACGTAGATTTGGTCCGTGCTCGGGAAGTAGGCCCCGCGCACGTCGTCGCCGAAGCCGCTGAGCTTGGCCCGCAGCTGCGCCGGCAGGTCGTCGAAGTTGCGGGCCACGTTGACCCGGTGCAGGCCTGCGGCCTCGTACTGGCGCGCCGCGATCTCGGCCAGGCGGATGGGGTAGCCCTTGCCGCTGGAGCCGCGCAGCAGCTCCACCAGGCGGTTGGCCTTCGGGCCTACTTCGCTTTCTTGGCCGCTGCCAGGTTCGCCTTCTGCCGCGCGTCCGGCTTCCAGTTCTCCAGCAGGTGCCGATCGCGCGCCCGCACTTCCTCGCGCGTCAGCCCCTTGCGCTGCTCGGTAGCTTTCCCAGTCGGTTGTTGCGTTGCCATAAGTGTCCTTGTAGCCGGCGCCCATCTTCTGCCAGAAGGCATCGGACTGGTCCAGGATGTCGATGATTCTCACCGGGCCGTCGGCGTTCGCCAAGATGGCGGCCATGACCTTGCGGCCGGCGCCGGCGCGCTTGTCGGTCATCTCGATGTCGTGCACTGCGTCGATCTGCCCGTCTGGGTTCACTTCCAGGTAGGCCTCGCCCAGCACGCCGCCGTCGTTGTCGGTGATCAGGAACTTGTGCGCGGTGTTGCCCTCGCGGACATGCACCGTGTGGCCCAGCGGCAGCGAGTTCTCAGCGAACTCGTCCTGGGTGTCCATCTTGAGCAGCGAGATCAGCGACACGTCACGGCCGTAGTACTCGGGGCCCTCGGTGTTCTGCTCGGTGTTCACCCAGCGCAAGGCGGCGCGGTCAGCGTCAGCGCGACGGCTGAAGATGGCCACGCCGCGTTCGGTATCGCGCGTCTGGATGGCGTCGACCAGTTGCTGGAAGGCCTGCTGCATCTGCAGGCGCTCTTCGCCGGCGGGGAACGGAATGGACTTGCCGGTCTCCTCGCTCCACTTGCGCCAGCCCTCGCTGTCGACAAGGCCACTCAGGTACAGGCTTTCACGCTGGCGGTCGCGCAGCGCATCCATGGCGAAGGTCTCGAACGCGCGGGCGAACTTCTCCCACGGTGTGGACCAGTAGCCGTCGCCAGACTGCTTCTTGGCGTCCATGGCGTCGGACGCCCGGGCATAGTTCGTCGGCACCTGGGGGATGTGCGAGGCCATGAACCGCGCTTCGTCGGCAAGGTCAGCCAGCCGGTAGGCGATGGTGAAGGCCTGGGCGCCGATGGCATTGCCCGGCGTCAAGTTGGCCGCGCGCATCATCTCGGCCAAGTTTGTCTCGACGTCGGTGTCCTGGGGCTCGCCGAGGTCTCCACGCTTGAGCTTTTCAGCCACGGCATCCAGGGCCGCCTTGTCGGCGCCGCGGTTGCCCTTGAACTCCTCGATCCAGCGGTCCAGCCGGCGCTGGTTCAGCGCGCGCTGATCGGCGATGTATTGCTTCGCCTCAGCCTCGGTCATCGGTCGCGTGTTGATCGTCTTCATGACAGCACGCATGGCCGCCATGAGATCGGGGCGCACGCCGCCAGCGTTTCCGATGCTCTCGGCCACGGCCGACAGGTACGGCCGCTTGCTCATAGACGCGGCCTGACCGTGCTGGGTGGCGAGGTAGTGGTCCAGCGCGTGGCCGAACTCGTGCGCCAGCGCGCCTGCGCCGGAATCGCGGGTGATGTTGATCTCGTTCACGCCCGGCACGAAGTGCGCCAGCGCCTTGCCTGAGCCCTGCGCACCAATGGCCACCCCCAGCGTACCGTCAAGACTCATCGCCTTCGGCGGCACGCCGAGAACGTCGGCCAGGTCGTTGAAGGCGTCGAAGACGTGGTTCAGGTGCAACTGCGCCACGTTCTGCTTGGCCTTGACGTACTCGCCAAGGTTCACACCGCGAAAGCCGAAGTGCTGCATCACTTCTTCAGCAGTCACGTCACGGCCGTTGCGCCAGTCTGGGCCGGTTCGCGTCGCAGCGCCGAGCTCAAGGCCGCGGCTCGGCGGCAGAGTCTCACGCTTGCGCACGACAAGCGATCGCGCGAAGGCCTCGGCAAGTTCCTGAGACGCATAGCCACCATCCTGGCCGCCCTTGGCGAGCCGCCAGCGCGAGCCCTTCTCGTAGACATAGAAGCGCTGCTGCGGCTCACCGGTGCGCTCGGCCTCTGGGATATCGTTGTCTCGTGTCTCAGCCGCCCGGACCTCGTAGGACTTCTGCCACGCCTCTTGCTTCGCGGGGAAGCCATCGGCCAGCAGGTCCTTCACCTTCATCAGCTCGCGAGAACTGAACTGCAGGGCCTGCACCAGCGAATTGCCGCCAGCCATCATGGCGCGGCGGTTGTTCTCCTTGCCCTGCTCGCTTCCACGGTCGAATGGGCTCGGGCGGCCGTACACCGCGCGTGCATCGACAGGCACCGGGAAGACCTTGCCGAAGACGTTCTCTGACCTGAGCATCTTCCATAGATCGCCTGAGCCGCCCAGCTTCTCCACGCGATCAAGTTCCGCGGTCAGGGCTTCGCGCACCTTGTTGACCGTCTCGATATAGGCCTGCAGGTCTGCATCGGTCGGCACGCTGCGGGTAACGGGAGCGACGGCGATCTTGTCGTAGACCACCTTCAGCATCGCCGCTTTCCAGGCGGGCGCACCGTCCGCGACCATCTTGGCGTAGTCGGGGCGCGGCCAGACGTTCGTCTTCACGACCTGCGCCACCTTGAGCGTGTCGTTCATGCCGGACACGTCATCCCAGGCAAGGCCCTTGAGCTTGCCGCGGCGGTTGCGGATCAGCTCCTCGCCAGCATCCGTGAGCCGGTCGCTCTTCTTGGACTGCGAGGTCTCCTTCGCAAGGGGCGTGCCGGTCTGCTTCGGATCTTTAACCCAGGCCTTGAACTCCTCCACTGGCATGGCCGTGATGGACTTCAGTCCCTTCCAGCCCTTGGCATAGTTCGCCGCGTAGGCGTCTCGGGCCTCCTGCTCGTTGTCGAAGCCGATCAGCGCCTTGTGCTCGTCGAACTTGCCCGTGGACGGGTCCACCTGGTCAACCACGAACACCGGCCCGCCAAAGTCCTCCGGCGTGCCCGGCTTCACGAAGACGTCGACATGGTCCTTGTCCGCGCCCACCGTGCCTCGGATGTAGCCGTAGTGGTGCTGCAGGGTGTTCTGCCAGGCCTTTCCGTCGCGGTCGATGCCACTGCGCGTGCTGCCCCGAGGGTTCTCGATGCTGATGTCCAGACCGGCCACGCGGATGCGGCCCACCTTGTAATTGCCGGCCTCCTTCTGGGCCTGGGTCGGCTCAGGCAGCTCGTTGGCCGGACTGGTGGCGGCCTCATTCGCTGCCTGGTCAATCAATGCACCGTCGCTTCCGGGTCCATCGTTGCGAGATGCCAGGCGTTGCTCATCACCTGGTGCAGGTGCGGCGGCAGCGTCACGAAGTCCGCCGACCGGAACCACGCGGGCAGCTCCTCGGCCTGCTCCCACGTCAGCAGCCCCTCGTCCTCCAGATCCTGCAGCGTCACGCTCTCCACCGCTCACCTCCTCCACGGTGAAACCGCCCTCCACGGGCACGACCTTGCCGCCGACCTTGTTGGCCTCCACCGTCGCCTTGGTGCGGCTGCGGTAGACCGTCGGCACTTCGAGCCCACCAGCAGCGGGCACGGGCGCCTGAGCGGCGGCATCGGCCAGTCGCTGCTCGGGGGACAGTGGGTCCTGGCCCTGCGACTGCATCACGCGGATGACGTCGCGACGGGTGATGCGCCCCGCCCTGAAGTCCTGAACGAAAGCCCGGGCCTGCGGGGTGGCCACCTGTCGCATGCGCTCGACGTAGTCCAGCACCGGGTCGCTGCTCTCCACCGGCACGGGCGCCAGGTCGATCGGGTCGGTGCGGCGGCGCTCGGGCATCTGCACGGGCGGCGCAGGGCGCTTCGGGCGGCCCTCGCCGTAGACGGCCGAAGCCCGGCGGCCCTGCGGCTCGATCGTGCTGGCCTCGGCCGCTGCCGCAGCGCGGGCTTCCTGGCCCCGCTGCACCGCTTGGCCGGTGTTGATGGCGTCCAGGCGGGTCTCGGGCGTGACCACGCCGGTGCGGTCGACGCGCATGGTGCCGGTGCGGCGGGTGTCGGCTTCCAGCTGAGGCACCGCCGGCGCAGGCTGGCCGGTCAGTGCTTCCCGCCCGAAGGCCTGCGGCGCGATACCAGGCGCTTGCGCCGGGCTGCCGGTGGGCTGCAGCAGCGCGCGGCCCAGGATGGTCTCGGCCAGGGTCACGATGCGCTCGCGCGTGGCCGCGGGCATGCCGTTGGCACCATCGGGGCGGCCGGCCTGCTGGGTGTAGTAGAGGATGGTGTTCAGCGCGTCATCGCCCAGCCGTGCCCGGACCGTCTCGCGGACCTCGGGCGTGCGCAGCTGCTCGTTCAGCGTTTCCAGGCGATCCAGGAGCGGCGGCGTGTCAATGAACTGGGCTGAGGCCTGGGCGGCTGGCGCAGTCGCAGCGGCCGAGCGTTGCACGGGCACGGGCTGAGCGGGACCCGCATCCCGCGGGCCGCCGAACTTGATGCCCTGCTGGTCCGCCTGCATCTGCCGTTCCATGGCCGTGAGGGCCCGGTCCTCTTGGTCAGGGGACAGACCGGCAGCCGCGGGCGCGCCGATGTCGAGCGGCGCATTGGCCAGCTCCTGGGCCGAGGCGATCATGTCGCCCACGTTGTCGGCCGTGGCGAGCTTGTTCATGGACTCTTCGGCAGTGGGCACCACCGGCGCCGTCGGCCGGCTGCTGTGGCCGAACGGGGCCGCGCCGGCACCCATCGCGCCACCGGCCAGGGCGCCCATGGCCGCGGCGTTGCCCACGCCTTCATCCCAGGGCTTGCCCAGCGCCACGTTCTGCGCGATCTGCTCCTGGGCCGACTGGGGCAGCTCTTGCAGCACCCCCTCCGTCGCGAAGCCCTCCATCAGCGCCCGAGCCAGGGACTTCTGAGCCTTGGGCCCGGCCTGCTGAACGCCGGCCACCAGCTGGTCAATGTCGCCGATGCCCAGACGGTTGGCGATCTTGCCCGCCACGCCGCCGATCAGACCCGTGAGCACGCCAGAAGCGCCCGCCAGCGCGGACTGCTGGCCCGTCAGCAGGCCGTTGGCTGTCTCCTGGCGCACCTGCTCGGCGGTCTGGCCGGCCGACACCGCGCCCTCACCGATGCCCGCAGCCACGGCACCACCAATGCGCGGCAGCAGGGTAAGCGCGCCGCGCGCCACGGCGCCGGCCGGGAGCAGCGAAGGCGCCGACTCCACCGCCGACTGCAGGATGGTGGACGGGTTGCGCACCGCGGCCACCGTGGTGTCCACGAACCCTTGCGCCTGCTGCACCTCGCGGTTGGCAGCCTGCTGCTCGGGAGAGTAGAGCTCGTCCAGCGACGCCTTGGCGTCCTTGGGTCGGAAGCCGAGGCTCTCCGCGGCCTTGCCGACATAGCCGCCTGTCGGGATGTCGGCCAGGCCCACCAGCGCCTCGGGAACGCCAATGACGCCCTTCATGAGCGATACACCGGTGTCGCCCAGCGCCCGCCGCGCGAGACCGGTCTTCTGAGGCGGCGCGGGTGCGTCGCTGGCCAGGTCGATGCCGTGAAGGTCGAAGAGAGTGGGCATGGCTTACCGGATGGTCCGTTCGATCTGGTTGAGGCGAGTCAGGCGCGCGGTGTCGAGCCCAGAGCGAGAGGCTGGGTCGCTGTACTTCCGCACCAGCTCCAGCGCATCCATGGACTTCGCGTCGGCGTCAAACTCGGCGCGGGCCCGCTCGACTCGGGTCCGGCGATCGTTCTCACGCGAGGCGGCCTCATCGCGCAGCTGCTGCTGGCGCGCCTCCCACTTCGCCTGCGGAGATCCTGGCGGCGCCGACTGCTGGGTGCGGCGCTGCTCCACGAGGTTCTGCGAAGACCCGGACCCGCCGCCCGAGGCCTGCGCCTCCGGCAGCTTGGCGTTCCCATAGGCCGCACGGGTGCCGTTGATGTCGACGATGAAGTCCTTGGTGCCAGTGCGCTCCGCATCCTGCTGAATGGCCTCAGCCTTTGACGGCCGCCCTGACGGCGCGCGCAGCGCTGCCGCGAAGTCAGCGGCGTAGCTGCCACCGATCAGCTGGGCCTGCTTCAGCGAGGTCTGAATGTCTGCCAGCGTCGCGCCGGCCGCGAGCAGGTTGGCGGCGTCATCGGCGCCGGAGATCAGGCCTTCACGGGCGAACACCCGCATCTTCTGCACCTGCAGCGCCTGCTTCTGCCGCGTGAAGTGCTGCCAGGCCGGGTCGTTCGGGTCCTGCTTGAGCGTGCCGCCGGCCACGCCGTCGTTGATGGCCTTCTGCAGGGCCTCGTCCTGCTTGTTGATGTCCTGGAGCTGGAGCTTGCCGGCCTCGGACATCTTCGCGCCCTTGCCACCGTTGGCCGTCTTGTCGAGCCGGTCGTCGTACTCGGCCCGGGCTCGCCACTGCGCTTCCGAGATCGCACCGGCCCGCTCGGCCTCGAGCGGGGTCATGACCTTGGTGCGGATGCGCTCGGCATCCAGCTTGGCGCCGGCCGTACCCGCGGTGATGGCGTTCTGGGACTCGATCTCAGCCGGCGTGGTGCCTTGCAGGTACTGCACGCGGTCGTCGATCCGGGCTTGACGCAGCTCGGGGCTGCTGGCCTCGGCCACCCTGCCCGCTAGGTTCTCCTGGTTGCGCATCTGCAGCAGGTTGCGCTCGTTGCCGAGGCGGCGTTCCTGCACCGGCGCCGACTGCTGGTACTCCTCGGCCCGCACCATGCTGTTGTGCTGGATGTCCGCCAGGGCCTGGGCGCGGTTGCGCTGGATCTCGTCGTCGATGTACTTGCCGCTCAGACTGGCGCCCGACGCACCGACCCCTTGGACTGCACCAGCAAGGAAGTTGCCCAGGCCGCTCATTGCTGCATCCCCCGCGCCATGGCTTCCTCTTCGGTCTCAGGCGGCTCGCCCTCGGCCTGGTCCTCGGTGGCGTCGGCTGGGGTGCCTTCCGGCTGCTCGCCCGGCTCGCCGACGTCCTCGGCCTCAGGCTGCTGGCCAGGCTGAGAAGCGCCACCCATGGCCTGCTGAACGCCCTGCATGATCTGGTCGTCCGTGCCGCCCAGCTTCTTGCCCATGACGACGTACATGCGCACCGCGGCGTCGTTGAAGTCCTGCTGAGTAACCTGGATGCCGGCGGCGCTGAGCACGTTCGCAGCTTCTTCAAGCAGGCCCAGGCCCGCAGGGAAGAGCGCAGCCACCGGCAGGCCGCCCTGGGACTTCTGGTCGAGCGTGAGCATGAGGCCCACCACGTTGTCGGCCAGCTTCTGGTCCACCGGCGTGTTGGCGTTCACCGCTTGGTTCAGTTCATCGCGCATCTCGGGCGAGTACATGAGCTTCGCGCCCGCAGCCACGATGCGCTCGACGGCATCCTGAAGCTCTGGCGGCGTGACGGCTCGCCAGTCGGGCGCGTTGGCCTCCGCGCCGCCCTGGCCGCCCTGCTGCTCCGGCTGCTCCGCACGCTGATCGCGCGCCTGTTGCATGAGGTTCGCCATGTCAGCCTCCCGGGGTGATGTTGGTCAGCTGCGGCCGGTTGCCGAGCACGACGGGGTTGTTGAGGCGGGCGCGGCGCTGGGCAAGCAGGTTCATCTGCGCATCGAACTGCTGGCCCTGCTGGTACGCCTGTCCGCCGGCCAGCAATAGGTTGGAACCAGCGTTGACCAGTTCCTTGTTTTCCTTGACCCACTGCCCGGCACCCTTGAGCTTGTCCAGCAAGGAGTTGAGCGTGTTGGCGTCCTTGATCTGAGAGCCGGCTTCAGCGATCTTGCCCAGCGCTGTCGCTTGGCGCGTGTCAGTGAACACCGAGGCGCTGTTGAGCCCGCGAGCCGTGAGGCCGTAGTCCGATCCGTTGGTGATCATGCCGCCGGCCGGCGTCTGCTCAAACACGGTGGGCGTGGCGTTACGCGCCAGAGTGCCGTAGTCCGAGCCGTCCACCAGCCCGGCGCGGTACTGATCCATGAGGTTGGTCGACGGCGCATCCAGCGTGAGCGCGGCGCCACCCGACGACGGGGCCGCCTGAGCGGCATCGCCCGCCACCTTGCCCAGGCCTTCACCCAGGCTGTTGCTCGCGAGCTCGTTCTTCAGGGCATCGGTGGCGCTGCTCACGGATTCACCAGCTGCACCGCTGGCGGCCTCACCGGCAGACCCGGCTGAGCTGGCGGCTTCTGCAGCGCCAGAGCCCAGCGACGACGCAAGGCCAGTGACAGCCCCGGCCAGGCCCAGGATGCCGCCGACCTTGGTCAGCGTCTTGCTCCCGGTCACCATCCCCACGGCCGACATGATCCCGCCGGCCACTCCGGCAAAGGCGGCGAAGCCAGAGGCGCCAGCGAGCGCTGCACCCACACCGGCGATCGTTCCGCCACCGGCAAGGAAGGCGCCCGCGAGTGGTAACGCGACTGCCATTGGTTTCTCCTTATGCGCCAGCCAAAAGGGCCGGCAGTTGGTCGCGCGAGAGCACGGCGTAGGTCTTTGCCTTTCGCGCTCTGCACACGGTTGAAACGCTGAGACCCAAGCGCCGCGCAATGGCAGCCCCGGTTTCAGAGCTCTCTCTGATCTGCTGCACCAGGTCCGCAGTCAGCTTCGCGCTGTGATGCCAGGTGCTGGCGATCCGCGTTCCGTGCCGGTACTGGTCGTGCATGTTGTCGAGCTTGCTACCCCACTCCAGATTGCTGAGTCGGTTGTTCTCGCGGCTGCCGTCCTGGTGCCGCACCTCGGCACCCTCAGGCCTTGGCGGCAAGAACGCGGTGGCTACCAGCTCGTGCACGCTGACGTGCTGAACCTGCCCCGTTGTTGCATCTCGCAAACAGACGCACCGGTACCCGGTCGAAGCCAGTCTCGGCTTCAGTAGCTTGGCGGGGTAGATCCGCACCGATCCATTCGCCTGAGCCACAGCCCTTGATCTGGAGCGGACGCGGCCGTCGTCGCTGACCTCGTAAGCGCCGGAGAAGCCGTCCACCACCTTCCAGCCAGGCTCTTGCGCGCCGAAGGCCTCACCGCCAACAGGCATTTCTCCGTGTTGGACTAGGAAGCGGATGTGTTCAAGCGAGTAGCGCTTGCCGTCAATGCCCACCTTGGGAGCAGCTCGCTGACCGGCCTTCACTCGGATGCTGGTCGGGTTTTTCCACAGCACAGTGCCGGTGGATAGGTCAACGTCAAACAGTTCCAGCACTCGCTCGCGTGTCAGCATCATGCTCAGCCCTTGCAGAAGATGAAGGTCTGGCCTGCCGGCTCGAAGCCAGCGGACCGGATGAGGCGGGCATAGCCGCGCCGAGCCCCGGCATCCACGGGGAACTGCACGCGCCTGACCCGGAAGTCGTCGCGCGCCCAGGCCATGAGCCGGCCGATCAGCTCGCGCCCGACGCCCGGCGTACCGCGGGCCTGGCACATCACCACCGTGGCCTCGCACCGCTCGAAGAACAGCATCTCGGTGACGCACGCGGCGATCGCGCCCACCACCCGGCCGGCTTCGAACGCCACCAGGTGGAAGTCGGATGGGGTGCGCGCGAAGTGCTCCACCACGCCCCTGACCTTCACAGGCGAGGGGCGCAGCCCGGGCGCCGCCATCGGCATGCCCTCGGCCGCGAAGGATGCGACGGCGTCGATGTCAGCCGCCTGGAGCGTGCGATAGGTGATCACCGGGCCATTCTTCGGCCCGGCTCAGTGGCCCCGTGTGGGCGGAATCAGCCGCCGCCGCCGTCCTGGCTGGTGTCGCGGCCGGTGCCACGGCCGCCAGTGCTGCTGCCGCTGCTGGAGCCGGTGCTGGTCCCCGTGCCGCCGCCGGTGGGGCCGAAGTTGAGCAGGTCCGAGATGTCGGCCTTGGAGCCCGAGACCTTGTTCCAAAAGTTCGCGAACGACTGGAAGGAGGCCTGCGTGTTGTTGATCAGCGTCGTCTTGGCCGCCTGGTCCAGGTCCGGGTTGTTCTGGATCTGGTTGATGGAGTCCATCATCGTGCCCCAGGCCCGGGAGATGTTCTCGTTGCCCGCGATGTCGGTCTTGTACTTGGCCTCTGCCTCGATGAGCTTCTGGCGGCTGTCCGCGTCCATCTGGGCGAGCGTGATCTTGCTCTGCTGGTCCCGCGCGAACTGCGACTCCTGCTGCTGCAGCTTGGTCTGGTCCAGCCCGAACTGCTGCTGGAACTGCTCGCGCTGAGCGGCGAGGCTGTCCTTCTGCAGTTGCAGGTTCTGGCCGAACTGCTGGTCGCCCTGGGCCAGCGAGGCATCGAACTGGCGGCGCTGCTCCAGCAGGTTGGTCCCGAACTGGCGCGAGTTCTCACCCAGCTGAAGGCCAGCCATGCCGGTCTGAGCCTTGATGTTGGCGTTCGTGAGGTTCGCCTGGTTCAGCGCGTTCTGGTTGGCCAGCTGCTGATTCTGGTACAGCTGGGCGTCACCGCTGGCGATGGGCGTCGCGGTCTCGATGACAGCCTGCTCCCCGGCCTGTGCCGCAGTGGAGCTGTTGGACAGGCCCAGCTTGGCAGAGTTCTGCTTCGCGCGGGTGCGCGCAGCCGTCATGAGCGGGCTGCCGTAGTCGGTGAGCTGCTGCACGCGGCCGGCGATGCCCTTGGACTCGTCGAAGGAGCCAGTGACGGCCTCGGCCTTCGAGGCGTCGGCCAGCTTCATCGCCTGCGCGAAGTAGTCCGGCGTTTGCGGGGTCGACGTGCTGCCCAGAGGAGAAGAGAACGGATCGTTGGTGGTGCCCATCAGCTGCCCCCTTGTTGGCGCGCGGCCAGGTAGGCCGCCAGCTCGGGCGAGCCAGCCCGGAAGTAGCGGCCGTCGATGAAGAAGTCACCCGGCCCGAAAGGCCCCGTGACCTCGTGCCAGTCGCCCAGCACCTGCGGCTCGCTGGGCTGCTCCACGACGTTGACGATCTGCTCGCCAGAGATCAGTGCCCAGCGCCTCATGGTCCAAGTTCCTCCACGATGATGTAGCCGCCCGAGCCGTTGCCACCGTTGCCGCTGTTGCCCGAGGTGGAGCCACCGCCGCCGCCGCCGCCAGCACCGTAGCCGGCACCATCCGCACCGGTTGAACCCGCGGCAGCCGTCGTGCTGCCCAGGCCGCCGTCACCGCCTCGTCCGTAAGGGGAGCAGCCACCGCCCCCGCCACCGTTGGCCGTACCGCCACCAGCTGTGATTGCAGGCTGATCGGCGTCACCGGCGGTGAAGACAGCGGTGGGGAAGCCTGGGGCCCTACCGCCCAGCGCCACGCCGCCAGCGTTCTTACCCCCGCCACCGCCAGCGATGAACGGCCCGGCGGCATAGGTCAGGACGCCCTCGCGGTTCGCGTAGCCGCCGGTGCCATCCGACTTGCCACCCAGCACGCCGAGCATGCCGAAGAGCGTGTTGCTGCCGGAGGTACCAAGCGAGTTGGCAACGGTCGCACCGAGGCCGCCGGCACCCACGGCGTAGCTCACGGGGCCGGGCAGCTGGATCGTCACCGTCAACGATTGGCCAGCGCCACCGCCCTGACCACCGCCACCAGAGGCGTTCGCCGAGCGCCCACCACCAGCACCACCGCCGACCAAGGTCACGCGCACCCAGGAGTTGGCCATCAAGGGCCGGAACGTGCCCGCGCCGGACTTGATCTTGACCGTGCGCAGCGGCTTGCCGGAGTTGACCGGCGCTCCGAAACCCCGAAGCGTGCCGCGGTTCATCAGAAGTCCCCGCCCATGACGTGCACGGTGAAGGCCTCGGCGTTGTGGGTCGCGAAGCCCAGTTGCACGCCGGTCTTCAGGACCTCGCCGATGTCGTCGTCACGCACCGTGAACGTGGCCGTGCTGGCCGAGGGCGTGATTGCGTCCACCGGGTACTCGCGCCACAGCTTCCAGGCGCCGGCGCCGTCCTTGAGGAATGCCCGCAGCATGCCGGCTGTCGTGGTGCCAACCGCCTTGAACTCCAGGCGATCCACGCGGCTGCCGCTGGCGCCTGACGTGAAGCCCGACACGATCGTGCCGGTGCCGTCGCGGTTGGTGTTGGCCACTGAGATGTCGACGATCTCGCGCCGCGGCGTCGCAGCAAAGTTTGCAGTCTGTCCCATTACCGGATTCCTTGTGCCAGCATCAGCTGCTGGATGTAGCTCTTGGAGTTCGTGACTGAGGCCGAGGCGGCCGTAGCCGTGGCGGCAGCGGTTGCGGCAGTGCCGGCGGCCGTGATGGCAGCCTGCATCTCCGTACTGGTCGCCGATACCGTGGCCTGCCAGTTCCCGTCTGCATCCCACACCGCGGCCTTGTTGCGGCGGTCGGCCAGCGCCGGCAGCGCGCCCAGGGTCTCGCCAACAGGTGCCAGGGCGACGCGAGCGAAGAAGCCAGCGACCTTGTCAAAGCCGGTGCCGATGGCAGCGAACTCGTTCTCCACCGGCCGGCTCCGGTTCGTCGAGCCTGGCGCGACGTCGAAGGACCAGGTGTAGAACAAATTGCTCATCGAGCTCTCCGCAGCTTTCGGTGCCAGATGACGACCGAGTTCAGTTCATGGGGCAGCTCGACGCCCGACTCCCCGAAGAAGGTCGTCGACACGTTCTCTCCGGCCCAGCGAAGCCTGAACTTCGTCGTCTGGCCGGCCTGCCCGTCCCACACGCCCTCGTCCCAGTTGCCGATGTCCCACAGCGACGCCGGAGGCGGGATGTCCGCGCGCTCCACCTGGCTCTCCAGGCGGTCCGGGCTGCCGTAGTCCACCTCCACCGTGGCCTTGAGCGTGCCGAAGGATGCGCCCGCCACCTCGGCCGTTATGTGGGCGCCCTTCTTCTTCCAGCCCGGCTGCTTCAGCACGCTGTACGGCAGCTTGATCCAGTACTCCAGCGCCTCGCCGTCCAGCGATCGCCCGGCGTCCATCTCGCGCACGTAGCCGTCATCGCAGCCGATGAACACCCGCGACACGCCGTCAATCTCGCCCTCGAAGGCCACATTGACCTTCCACGGCAGCGTGCTGAACATCCACGACCAGCGCTTGCCCGGCGTGCCGGTGAGCATGCGACCGTCGTCCAGGAACAGGCGGTAGCGCCCCGTGGCCTTGCTGAGCACGCTGGCCCGGGCCGTGAGGCCCTTCATCTTGCGGCGCAGGTGGTCGGTGATGGTCTGGCTCTTGAAGTTGCCGAAGGCCTGCGTGGGCGTGAAGTCGCGCATGCCGGCGGTGTCCAGCGCCACCACCTTGCCGATCTCCTGCAGCGTGTAGGGCGCGGCGCCGACCTCGGTGGACAGCTCGCCCATGCGGTAGCCCGTGGCGTCACCGTAGATGGCGGAGCTCTTGTCCTTGGCTGTCACGATCAGCGCGGCCTGGGTCTCCGAGCCCGCGACCGACTTCATGCCGGTGAGGGTGTCGCCGATCCCGAGCTCGGCGCCGCCGGACAGCACCGTGAACTGGTACGGGTCCTGAATGCCGCTGCGCTGCACGCTGGTCTCGAACGCGGCCCACAGCCGCTGCTGGTGCAGTTCCACAAAGCGCGGCTTCGCGGTCATGCCGTCCACTGGGATGGGCACCAGCACCTCGCCGTCGAACTCGATCAGGTCATTGACGCCATCGGCGCCATAGAGCCGCATCGTGAGGCCGCCGAAGAAGTTGTACGGCTTGAGGTCCCAGCGACCGCCGGGCTTGAGGGTGATCTGCTCTTGTGTCCCGGCCAGGTCCAGCGTGCCGCCGGCGGTCAGCGCGCCGGCAGTGAAGGCGCCCGAGGCGCCAGAGATGATGATCCAGCCGCTCGCCTTGTTGCCCGCGCTCCAGTCGCCCTTCTGGGTCACGACGCGCCGCACGGTGGCGGTCACCGCGCCCTTGGTGATGACCGCTCCCTCAGCTGGCTCCAGCGCGCCGTTGATGAAGGCAACGCGCTGCAGCAGCGGCACCTCGACCCAGCCGGCGGCCGTGGCCTTGTAGACCTTCTGCGTGAGTGCGTCGACGTCCCTGAAGGCATAGACCTTGCCGTAGAGCACGGCACCGCCGCGCACGGGGCTGTTGGCCAGGCCCGGCACGGTGCCGATGAACTGGCGCTGCCAGTCGGCCGCTGCGGCGTACATGGCGTTGGTCTGGGCCGGCATGACGCTGGGCTCCAGCCGCGCAACGCCACGGTAGGCGGTGGCCACCGTCAGGGTGTCGCCCGTGATGAAGGCGCCGGTGACGCTCACCAGGGCCGCAAAGCCGTCGGCCGCCCACGCCACCTTGCCTTGAGCACCGCTCGGCGCGCCCACCAGCACGTCGCCGACGTTGAGCGTGCCGGTCAGGCCGTCCACGGCGATGACCAGCACATCGACGTCCGACGGCCTGGTACGGCCGTCGAATCGCTCGATGCCGCCCAGGCGCGCATAGCCGCCCTCCACCTTGGGCTCGTACAGGTCCGAGCCGAGCACACCGCCGGGCAGCAACTGGCGCACCGGGGTCTCGGTGTCCAGCCCGCCGGACAGGGCGAACTCGAACGGTTCGTCGGTGGCGGCCGGGATGTCGATCACGCCAGCGCTTCCCCGGGCTGCAGGAGCGGCAGGTCACCCGAGGCGAGGCGCTTCATCTGCGCGTACTCGGCGGCGGCGCGCTTGTAGACGATGCCGGCCTCGTCGAAGCCCGCGTAGAGCATCAGCCCCCGCCACACGATCATCATGTGGTGCTCGCTGAACAGCGCCGGCTCGTCGACGTCCTTGGTGAAGCGGCCCGGCATGCGGAAGCGCTCCACCATCAGCACCGTGTCGGCGGTCACCTGGGCATTGACGGCGATCGAGCGGTCGGGCCGCACCGTCCACTGGGTGATGCTGCCGCCCGCCTCCACGCTCGGGTAGGACAGCCGGAACTCGTCCCAGGGCAGGTAGTACAGGCGTCCACCACCGGCCAGGCGCATGGAGTCCTTCACGTAGCGCTTGTGTCCGAGCGAGCCCGTGACCGTGGAGTTGCCCGCGGTGACGGTGACCTGGGCATCCTCCCAGAGGCTTGGCCAGTTGGCGAGGCCCTGGATCTCCAGCCAGGCGTCATCCACCCAGTTGACGAAGTTCAGGGCGTCGCCCTTCTGGTTTGCCGTGCTGCCAAGCGCGAGCCCGGAAGAACCGGACTCGGCAATCAGCCGGTTGACCAGGTCAAGACGGTTCACGGATCAGCAGCCTTCGCGGCGCATGCGGGCGGCCCAGATGGTGCCCTGAGGGTGTTCGTCGCGCAGGATCTGGATGTGATACGCCGGGCGGTTCTGGCTCTTGACGCGCTGGCCCTCGTCCAGGGTCGGGTCTTGCAGGGTCTGCACCGAGTGGTCGGTCTGGGTGGCGCGCAGCAGGCGCTCCAGGTGCCAGCGCTTCACCATGATGGGCACCTCGCGCGGCAACCACTTCTGGTCACCGTTGCAGCCGATGGGCACCACGGGGGACTCGCGCTCGTGCTGGGTGCCGCCGATCAGGATGCCGACGGGCATGGCCATGAAGGCCTCGTACTCGGCCACATTCTTGAACTCGCGGCTCATGTCGGCCACCTCGATCGCTCGAGCGCCAGGCGCTTCCGCAGTCATGTCGAGGAAGCCTTCCCAGTCGGCGTGCTGGAAGTCGTCGGTGTCGGCCATCACGCGGGGATTGGCGCGGACGACATCGGGCACGCGCTGGGGGATGGCCTTGCGGCTTTGGGCTGTTGCCATGGTTGGCTCCTTCAGGGGTCAGAAGAAAGAGCCGGGCCGAAGCCCGGCCCTGGGATCACAGCGGCAGCGAACTGCTGTAGTCGCCCGCGAAGTTGTAGCGGACGTAGGTCACGCCGGCAGCGCTCAGGTCGGTCGCGTTCGGGGTGAACACGCCGGCTGCACCGGTCGTCACGACCAGAGCGCCCATCACCGCACGATCGCTCGGGTTCGGGATCTCGGCCGCGTCGCGCTGATCACCGGCCGGGCTGGGCGTGACGATCTTGCTCTGCAGGGTCGTGACGTTGCCGGCGGCGTCCACGCAGAAGAAGAAGGCGCAACGCTGGTTGTTGCCCAGCGCGGTATGGCCAGCCGAGAACGGCAGGTTGTCCGTGGCCGCCTTGAGATAGCCGAGGCCGTTGATGGTGTAGTTGCAGGGGTTGCTCGTCTTGATGGTGTTGACGTTGGTCCCCTCGTCGCAGCCGGCGACGGTCGTGGTGTAGTTGTCGCGATACGCGGTTTGCATATTGGCTCCTGTTGAATGGTGGGAGGGAGGAGCCGAAGCCCCTCCCGTGTCATCAGCCGATCAGGGCCGAGCAAGCCACCTCAGCAACCGCCATGTGGAAGTTGTTGAGGATCACGGCAGCGCTGTAGCACTTCATGCCCAGCACGCCCTTCTGCGCCAGGATGTCGTCCTTGGTCGCCTCGGTCGCGGGCTTGTAGTTCACCTGCATCGAGTTGGCGCCGCGGAATCCCACGGACCCGAGGGCCTCCTGCGCCATTACGACGATCGGATACACGTCGCAGTTGCCCGCGCCACCAGCGTTCGGCACACCGTTGGTCAGGCGGGTGTTGGCCGCGGCGGTGGTGCCAGCCTGCAGGTACGGCGTGAAGTGCGGCGACTGGATGAAGCGCACCTTGCCGAGCGAGCCGATCTCATCCGGGTCGATCAGGTCGGCCGAGCCACCCGGGTAGTCCTTGGCCTTCACGAAGCCCGGCAGGGCCTCCAGGTCGTAGCGCATGTCCGGGTGGGTCATGCCCACGTAGCAGGAGTCAATGGCGCGGGTCTCGTAGCCGGTCGAGGCTTTGAGCGAGCTGGTCACCAGCTCGGCCATGTTGTTCTCCAGGCCGCGGACGATGTTGGCGATCAGCGTCGCCGACACCAGGCCGTTGACCAGCGAACGCGAGGCCACGCCGGCGGCGTAGTAGACGTTCGTGCAGGCCTTGGCCTTGCCCCACTTGATCATCTCCAGCAGGAGGCCCGCGCGCTGGCCGGCGATCTTCTTCGTCTGCGCGGGGACGTCGTCCTCGTGCAGGTCTTCCACGCGGTCGGACCAGCGGTAGATGAACGCGTACTGGTCCAGCACCACGGGGATGTCCTGCGGCGTGATGCTGTCGGCCGTCGGGGTCTCGCCTTCGTTGATGCGGTGCGCACCGACCTGGACGTCCCACTTGTTCGGCGAGTTGACCGTAGCGCCCTTGGGCAGCCAGCGGCGGAAGATCATCTGCGTGCCAGCGTTGGCAGGCATCGGCTTGTTCATGCAGAACTTGCCGATCTTCTCCTTGGGGATGACGTGCTTGAGGATGGCACCCTTGACGATGCCAACCCGTTGCGAGGTGTTGCTGAGGTTGTTGTCAGCCATGTGAGGCTCCTGTGTTGTGCAGGGCCTCAGGTGGCTGTCTCAGCTCACCCTTTGTCGAAGCCCACGCGCATCGCCTCTTCCTCGGTCATCACGCGCTTGCCCGTCGGCGCTCGCGCGTTGCCCGTGGGGACGACTGCGGCGGCGATGCGGCTATGGCGCACGGCGGCGTGGGAAGTGGCGGTTTGAAGTCCCTGGCGGTACTTGTCGAAGGCGCCGATCACCTTGAGCACGTCGCCGGCTGTCTCAGAGCGGTGGTAGGCCGCTTGGAGATCAGCGTCTTGGGTGGTGAGCCACAGCTTCAGGTCGGGGCTCTCCATGGTTTCGAACCAGTCCGGGCGGACTTGGTCGAGTGCGACCATGTGAGGGCTGACCTCCTGCTGCATCGGTGCCTGGGCCGGGGCCTGGGCGGGTGCAGCGGGAGCGGCTGGGGCGGCCACCGCGGGCGGTGCGCTCTGGATGGGCGGCAGCAACGCTGCAAGTTCCTCCAGTGCGTCCACTACCTCGGGCATGTCGGCGCCAAGGGTTTCCCTGGCGTGCTGCAGCTTGTCCAGCTTCGGCGCGGGCGCCGGTGCTTCGTTCAGCTTGTCAAATCGGCCTTGGAGCTGGCGGACCTGACCCTCAGCGCGGCGGGCACGTTCTTCCGTGGCGGCCAGCTGGGATTGAAGCGATGGGACTTCTGCGAGCAGCTTCCGAGCTGCCTCGGGGAGACCCGCGAAGGGATCGGTGACGGGCTGGTCGCTCGGACTCGACGACGTGGTCTCCTGCGGGTCGGTCTCCTGCTGGCCGGCAGGAGGCGTCACCGTGGTGGCCGCCGTGGACGACGAACCCGTGGCGGATTGGTCGTCCTCAGTCGAATCGAAGCCGGCCTGCATTGCCGCGTCTTCGTCGTTCGGGGTGTTGGGGTCCATTCTTTGCGCTCCTGTCAAGGGGTTGTGTGGGCGGGATCACGCGCCGTCGAGCTGGTCGGCGGCGGCCTTGCGGGTCGCCTCCGGCAGTTCGAGCAGCGTCTTGAGCAGGCCGATGCGCGCCCTCAGTCGCACGGCCTGGGTTGGTTTGTCGTCAAGGCCTTGGCCTTCGAGCGTTTGCCGGTCTGCGGCAAGCAGCTCCTCCAGGTGCGCTTCCACGCGGCCCCAGGCGTCGGTGCTGAAGTCCGACGGGTAGAAGCGGCTCACAGGCCTCTCCCGTGGCCGGCCGACATGGCGAAGTTCATCTCGGCGGCAAAGCGCTCGCGGCCGTCGCGGATCTTCATCGCTGCCTCGGCCAGCGTGGCGCGGATCTGCTCGGCGGTGAGGTTGCGGTCGCGGGCCGACTCCAGCACCTGCACCTGCAGGTCGATGTCCTTGAGCGCCTTGTCCCAGATGGCTTGCTGCTTGGCCATGGCCGCCTTGAACTGCCGCTCCTGCTCCTCGCTCTCGCGGCGGGACTTCTCGCGGTCTGCATCGGACTTCGCCTTGATGGTCGCGGCCTGCACGCGCGGGTCCTGCTGGCCCTGCTGCTGCTCGGCCATCTGCTGCTTCTCTTCGTCGGTGAGCTTGACGTCGTCGGGGTCGATCTCGACCGCGCGCAGCACCTGCTCTGCGGTGCGCTCAGGGCTGAGGCCGAAAGCGGGATTGCCTGCCATGGGCGCGGCGATCTGCTGCAGGGCCACGGCCTTGCGGTCGCGGTGGATCAGGGTCGTGGCGCCGATGCCCACGCACTTGAAGTCACCCTTGGCGTCCTTGCTGACGTTCGGGTCCTGCATGCCCCAGTCGTAGAAGTCCGAGACCAGCGGGCCCACCACCTCGTCGTACTCCTTGGCGATGTCCAGCAGCGGGCTCGCGGCGTTGGCCTCCAGCATCTCCATGCCGCCCAGGGTGTCGGGGCTGGCGCCGGTGATGCCCTGCATCAGCAGCGGGATGTTGGCGAGCTGGTCAGCCCACTCCTGAGCCATGACGATGATGGCCGCCAGCTGGGCCTGCACGTTCGGCACCGTGTAGAGCTGAAAGGCCTTGCGCACGTCGTCGATGCCCTGCTCAATCGACGGTGTGAAGGTGAACATGCTGTCCCGGTTGAGCCGGTACTGCTGGTTCATGGCCTGCACCAGGCCCTCGGCCATGACCGTGATCGAGCCCGCCGACTGGCCGGCGTTCTCCGACATGGCGCGCACGGCGGCGATGTGCAGCAGCTGGGCCGTGGCAATCTGGATGGGCACGCCCTCGCCCCAGGGCCGGTCCTCGACCTCCGACCACCGGAAGAAGCGGTAGGGGAAGCCGCCCTTCTCGTTCGGGTTCAGCACCACCTTGACGATGCGGCCGTTGATCATGGTCGCGACGATGGGCACGCTGGCCAGCGTCATCGCCATCTCGAGCTGTTTCTGGAGCGCCAGCGCCGCCTGGTCAGCCTCCAGGTCGCCGGGCGGCAGGGTCAGCGCCGGCACCTGGTAGCCGCAGCCGATCAGCGTCTTGGGGGAGATGCTGGCGTAGAGGTAGAAGGTCTCGAAGGTGCTGCGGTCGTGGATGCGCACTTGGCCGGCGCGCTCGTCCTTGTAGCGGTCGTCGAAGCGGCTCCAGGACTGCGGGCCTTCCTTCAGCACCGTGGCCAGTTCGTCGGGCTCGTAGCCGGGCGAGTTGGCGAGCTCGCGCACCTGGCTCTCACCGAGGTAGTCGCGCTCGATGAAGAAGCGGCCGTTGTGGATGTTCTCCCCGCAGCTCGGGTCCGGGTAGCAGTTCTTCGCCTTCTTGGCCGAGATCCGCGGCGCCACCTTGAAGGTGGTGTCGATCACAGCCACGCCGTCGACGATGGACCACTTGCGCACCTCCACGTTGGTGGGGTACGGGCCTTTGATCACGCCGGTGCCGATGCGGGCGCCGTCCTTGATCATCTTGCGCAGCTCGGCGTAGGCGGTCTTGCCGCGGTAGATCGTGCTGTCGGTCAGCCAGTCGTCGATCTGGTCGGCCATGCGTTTGGCCTTGTCCTTGAGCATCTGCTTGGCGGCCTTGGCCACCTGGGATGCTTCCACCTGTTCGCCGCTGGCCAGCTTCACCGGCGTCTTGCTGCCGCCGGCAATGGCCTCATCGAACTCCGGCACCGGCGTAGGCCGGCACTCCCACGGCCGCATGTCGCCGGGCAGCACGCGACGGATGATCTGGCTGGCCGCGATGTTGGTCTTGGGCTTGGTGATGTTGATCACCAGCTGGCTTTTGCCGGGCTTCGGGGGCTGGCGCTTGACCGGGATGTCCTCGGTGCCCTCCTCCGGGTAGCGGCCGGCGTAGAGGTCTTCCGCCAGGCGCCACTCTTCCTCGATGCCCGACTGCTCGCGGGCCTGGGTGGCCTCGCGCAGCCAGTCCAGGAACAGGCCTTGGACCTGCAGGCGGCCCTGCTCTCGCAGCTTGTCGCGCTCCTGGTCCTCGGTCTGGGTCGGGTCTTGGGTGTCCATGTCCATGTCAGAAGCCTGTGTAGTTGTCGGGTTCGTGGGTGCCGAGCTGAGACAGCGGGATCGGCTTTCTGGGCTTCGGCGGGTTGCCGACCAGGTTCATGCCGCGCACGGCGATGGACAGCACGTCGACGGCGTCGTCGTGGGCGCCGGCCGGGAACGCGAGGCACTGGGAGATGACCCGCTCATGCCAGCCTGAGCGCACGGGGAACTTGATCGAGCCCATGCTGGCCATGGCCTGGGCGCCGCCTGCGCGCACTTCCTTGTCGACCGTGCTGGCCAGCCACTCCATGCGAACCTTGGCGTTGCGTTTGATGGCCCGGGCGGTCATGTACGGCTCGACGGCGCGGCGGATGACGCCCGACTCGCCGATCCAGCAAAGCGGCTTGTGCTTGACGATCAGGTCGCACCACTTCTCGATCCAGACATCTGACGTGGTCTGCCCGTACCACCAGTCCAGCACCCAGAGGCGGTCGTCATCGTCCAGGCCGAAGATGCCGTGCTCGGTGTAGTCGCCACCGTCCGGCGTGACGGCGTAGTCGCTGGCGCCGAAGATCCGCAGGCCCGGGATGGTTCGCTCGTAGCGGTAGTCGAACCACTCGCGCTTGAAGAAGGTGCCCTCGTCGTTCGTCGGCTTCTGCTGGAACAGGGCGTTCCAGGTGCGCTGGTTGGCCTTGAAGCGCTCGAAGTGCCCGGGCTTGAACCACTCCGGCCACAGCGGCTCCCCAATCTGGCGGCCCAGCGGGTCATCGGGGCGGTCAGCCTCGGCCGGCACGCGCAGGACGAACCAGTCCAGCCCGTCGCGGCCACGCATCCAGCCGCTCTCGCCATCCCAGTCAGCGGGCAGGATGCCGCCGGAGAGGTCGTCCTGGTGCCAGCGGGTCTGGATGATGGTGGTCGTGCCGCCCGGCATCAGGCGGGTGGTCAGGTCGTCCTCGTAGGCCTCGCGGGTCTTCTTGCGGATGGTGGCGCTGTCGGCCTCGTCGCGGCCTGCCATGGGGTCATCGATCAGCAGGTCCGTCGCGCGGTTGCCGGTCATGCCGGCCAGGATGCCGCCGGCCATGTACTCGCTGCCGTTGTCCAGCGCCCACTCTTCCACCGACTGGTTGCCAGCGACAAGGCCGGTGCCGAATATGGGGCGGTACTTGGCGCTGCGGACGATGGCGCGCGTCTTGCGGCTCTGCTTCCAGGCAATGCCCGAGGCGTAGCTGGCCAGGATGATGCGTGAGCCCTTGCGGCCGCCCATGATGCGGGCCGGGTGCACGACGCTGGTGTACGTGCTCTTGGCGCTGCCCGGCGGCATGAAAACCATCAGCTGCTTGATCTTGCGCTCGTACACCTGGTCCAGGGCCGCCATCAGCACGCGGTGATGCAGCGCCACCTGGGTCTCGATGGGCTCGAACAACCAGTCGGCCTCGTCCTCGTCCTCAGCCATGGGCTTGCCCGGGACGTCGATCGCCTGGGTGAAGTTGGCCATGCTGAGCCGCGCCTGCTTGCGGCGCAGGACTTCAGCTGCGGCCTGCTGCGGCGATGGCGCGGAGTTCGTCATCCGTCATCTCGTACTTGTTGGCGGGTGCTTCGTCGCCCTTCGGCGGCTTCCCGGACTCGTCGTCGATCCCGAAGGCCAGGCGCTCGGCCCGGACCAGCTTGTCGATGGCGTCGGCCAGCGTCTTGACGCTGCTGACCTTGGTGTGCACAGAGGTGACCTTGCGGATGGTCCGCAGCATCTCCTCAGGGTCTTCACCACCGACGATCTCGGCCAACCGCTCAAGATCGCCCTTGGCACTGCCGAGCAGCTTCAGCTCCTCCATCAGGTCTGACGCCAGGGCGATGGCGCTGGCGACGTGCTTGCGATGGCCCAGGATCACCTGCTTGTTGACCTCGGCCGCAGCAAGAACGGTCTCTGCTGCGTTCTGCTGCGCATCGCTGCATTTCTGCTGGACCTGCGCCTGGATCAGAGCGGCGTTCGTGGCCTGGCGTACGGCGTTGGACAGGTCGGCGCTCCACCCTTCCCGCTTGGCGCGGCGCATGATGGTGGTGTTGGGCACGCCGTGCTTCGTCTCCAGCTCGCGGAAGGTGAAGCGCCCGGTACGGAAGTCGCGCTCGATCGCATCCCAGTCGGCGGCCTTGGCGGCCTGGGTGGGCTTCGGCGGTGGCGTCGGTTTCTTCGGGGCGGCCTTCTTGGCCGGCGGTGCAGCCTTGGCCGCCACCTTGCGCGCCGGCGCCCGCTTGGGTGCGGGCTTCTTCGGGGTGGGCTTCTTGGTGGCCATGGTCAGGTGCGCTCGAACACCACCGTCCACGGGCCGTTGTGGCCTTCGCGCTGCTCCACGCGGCCGATCTCGGGCCGGCGGGCCGCGGCCTCGCGTTCCATCTGCGCCGCGTGTTCGCCCTTGCCCCAGGCGTGGAAGGCCTGCTCACCCGGCTGGTAGCGGGTGGGGTTGGGGTTGCCCTGGGCCTCGGTGCTGTAGAAGGCTCGGGTCTCGATGTGGACGGGGCCGCTCACGGCTGCTCTCCGTTGGCGACGCGAAGGGCCCGCTCGGGCACAAACTCGCCCGACTTGATCTGCACCAGGCAGCCGCCGAGGGCGCCGTACTTGGTGACGCGATCGGGCCAGCGTTGGCTGCATGCCAGGCTGCCGATCGCCATGTCAACGCCGAGCACCGTGCCGGCCACGGCCAGCAGGAATGCAGCCATGATCAGGAGCGCTCTCATGAGTCGACTCCTTCAATCCGAATGGGGTGGGACATGCTCAGGACTTTCGAAGGGGTGGAACGCGGAAGCAGCCCGCGGCGCCAGTGCCCTGGGCCCGGGCTGGCGGTTGCGCGGTCACCGGGCGTCGATGGGGGCAGTCAACATGGGCGCACTCACGCCCGGGGCCGTTGACGGCCTTCTCATCGCGCCGGCAGACCGCGCAGGCCATGGGTCAGGTCGTGGCCGGCTCTTCGGGGGCCTTGCCGCTATCGCTGGCGGAGCCTTCGGGCGGCAGGCTGGCGACGGCATCGGCCAGCTGCTTGGCGTCGGCAGCGACCTGCTCGATCGGCGACTGGCCCTCGGTAGTGAGCGCAGCCAGCTCGGCAGGCGACAGCTCGATGTCCTCCCACCCTTCCGAGGCATTGAATGTCCCCGTGCCGTCGTCTTCAACCGGGCCCAGCACCGACAGCACCACGTCGCGGCCTTCGTGGTTCACGTTCACCAGGTGGATGCGGATAGCCTTGTCCGAGTCGCCGCCGAACGGGAACTCGGCTTGAACGTGGTCGGTCGGGACCAGGGTCTCGCCCTGCTCCACCCACTTGCGGTAGGCATTCGGGACCAGCGGGCTGTTGCGCAAGCCGGGGAGCGTGGAGCTGACATGGGCGGCGAGGGCCGGATCCGGCGCGGCAGCGCGGCCCTTTTCAGCCTCCGCATTGATTGCGGCGCTGGCCGCTTGAACGGCACCCTCGGGCTGCTCCAAGCCCATGTAGCCATCGGAGATGGTCTTCAGCACCGATGCAGGCAGTTCGCCTGGATCGACGCCGCGCTCGCCCAGGTAGGTCAGCGTCAAGGCGTCCGCCTCGGCCCGGGTGATCTTCGCTTTGCCACTGGACTCAGCCTCGCCGGTGGTGCCCACGTCGGCCGCCTGCTTGGCCTGGCCGAGTTGGTACGGCATCCACGCGGCATAGGGGCCTTCGCTGGTGTGCGGCACCGGGTCGTCTTCCTGCAGCAGCTGCACGCTGGTGCGGCGGAACTGCGCGCCGGCCTGGTCCACGACGGACAGGTTGACCAGGCGATCGCTGAAGACGTAGGCGACCGTGGCGGCGAGAGGCTGGCCTTGGTCGTAGATGGCGATCTGCTTGGCGTCGATCTCGTGCTGGCTGGGGTAGTACCAGACGACGCGGCCGGGGGTCGGGGGGATCAGCTTGGACATGGTGGTCACTCCTTGGGTTGGGCGGGCTTGCCGGTGAGAAAGCTGTGGAAGGCTTCGGCCTGCGCGACGATGTCGGCGGCCGAGAGCGCGCCTTGCGACTCCGCCGCCTTGACGGCGAAGCTGAGGGCCTCGCGGCGCTTGTCGTAGGCCAGAGGGTCAGGCGGCAGTTCGAAGCCAGCGGCTGCGAGAGCGGATTGCTCGGTGGACATGGGACTCTCCTGACGGGTTGACGATGAGGTGCCGAGCCATCGGACTTACCCACGCGGGCTGGCTCAGCGTGTCGGCATGCCGTCGGGTTGATGGCGCCCCGCTGGCTTCCGCTCTGCCGTTCTCTGCACGTCAGCGACCCAGGCAGCGCTGGGTGAAAGTCCCGCGGCATTTGCCCCTGCCGCGGCCAGACGCTGGTTCTGGTTGCCCGGGGTCACGCATCTGGAAAGCGTTCAGGTCGTTGCGGGTCGGGCCGGGCCATTCTTTGGGGCCGTGTGTGGGCGCTGTGTGGGCGCGTGAGGGCAAAGAAAAAGGCCTCCGCGTGGGAGGCCTCTTCATCGCCGCGCGTCGGTCAGACGCTGGGACACATGCGCCAGCTGTCCTCGATGCGCGGGGCTTGGCGCTTCACCTGCCGGCGCTGGTTCTCACGGTGCACGACGAAGCCGCGAAGGCTGGCGGTGGGCTGCTCGTTCTTGGCAGGAGCCGGGCCGGAGATGACCTTCAGGGCCAGGCCGCCCAGCCAGTCGCGGGCCGCGCTACAGGTGCTGATGACGACGTCAGCGACAGCATGGAAGGCAGCGCTCGCAGCGGCGAACGCAACGGCGGCCAGCAGGCCGATGGAGATGCGCTTGGAGATCATGGGTTCCTCGGTTGATGTTGCCGTGGCTGGCGGCACTGCCCCTTGCCATGACGGGGAAAGCGCGCCCAGTCTCACGGTTCCGTACTGGCGCTGTGTGGGCGGCTCAGTGCTGCTGCAGCTCATGCAGCGCAGCCTGGGCGGCAGCCTCGCCGACGGCCTGCGGCACCACCGACAGGCGCAGGCCCTCGGCTGTGTCCTCGCGGTGCAGGGTCTGGCCGAGCACGGCGACTTGGTCAGCCCCGGTCAGCGTCACCGGCCCGCCCAGGCGCAGCAGCAGGGCCACGTTGAACTGCGTGCTCACCTCCAGCGACTGCATGAGGCCCTTGGTTAGGTCGTCGTTGACGTCGAGCTGGCGCAGCGCGTTGTTGAGGTCGTTGCGGAGCTTGTCGATCTGCGCCTGCAGGGCGACGATGTGCTTCTGGTTGGCGGTGGCCATGGGTTTCTCCAGGGTTGAGGGCGGGCGGGAATCGTCATCGGCGCCGCTGGCGGCCGTGTGGGCGGGACAGCAGGTAGGCCAGCAGCAGCCAGCCGCCAGCGACGACCAGCACGGCGATAGCGAGGAGTGCGATCAGGTCCACAGCCTCTCCTTGGACAGGCCGGCGCGGATCTCGACTCTGCTCATTGGGCCCAGTCCGGCACCTTCAGCTCGGCAGGCCAGCGGCCGGCGCTGATGATGAACAGCACCGTGCGGCGGGCCCATTCCTTCTCGACCTCGCGCCGCACGTCCCGAGGAAAGAGCGCGCCCTGGTCCAGCTGGGAATGGCAGCCGCGCTGCCCGGGGCGATCGACACAGAGCGGGAAGGAGAACAGGTCGCAGACCTTCAGCGCCATGCCCTTGCCGTTGTTGCCGTGGGCGTGCTGGCTGAAGCCTTCGATCCCGCAGAGCATGCACGGGAGGCTGGCCACCAGACGCCGGTAAGTCTCGCTGCGCACCGGCGCGGCCTTCGGCACCGGGACGGCTGCCCCGCTCACCGTGGCGGCCTCGCATGGCCTGGCCAGCCGGTACAGCGGCTGGGGCGGGCGCTCGCGCTCGGGGCGCTTGAAGCCCGACCGCTTCATGGGGGCTGAGCGCTTCATGCTGGCTCTGCCTCGCGCTCGCGCTGATGGGCAGCCTTGCGCTTCGGCGGGTGGTAGCGGACGGCGTCTCGCTCGTCGGTGGTGAATTGGAACTGCACGCCGAGCTCGGTGACAGCGTAGGCCAGAACTGCGTCGATGAACTCGCTGCGCGCCTTGCTCTTGAGGTCGAGCAGGCTCTTCTGCTTCTTCCGCGGCACCTTGCGGCGGGCCGGCCGCAGCTCGCCCGTGCCCTTGTCGACCACGAATGGCTGCCAGACCATCTCGAACTCGTCGGGTATGAAGCGATCCTTCAGGTAGCGCTTCCAGGTGTGGCGGTCGAACTGGCGGCCATTCACGAACACCTGCTCGGCGATCTGACCGAACACGGGGCCATGAAGAAATCTGAGCTGCCGCACGGTGAGGGTGTCCGCTTCCTCGCTCAGCGCAACGTGCGGGATCTGGCCGGCCTGCAGCATGGCCTCGCCGGCGCGGAAAACAGCGGTCATGCCCTCGCGCCACTGTGACGGCGTGCGGGCGGTGCGTTCAAGGAGCGGGTTCATGCCGTGGTCCTTTCATTCGCGGCGGCCTGCACCTGGTCGTGGGTGACGCCGTAGTGCGCGAGCTGCGCGCGGTACTCCTTGACCTGCTTCCCCTCTGCCCGGCTTCGGTGGAACCACGGGCCGGCGGCGATGTCGCGGGCGCAGCAGGCCTTGCAGGAGCGCTGGAAGATGTAGTGCGGGCCCTGGGCTGCAGCGTCGCAGTGCGGGCAGATCGGCGCGCTCACAGCTGGCAATCCTCAAAGGCCATGAGCGTGACGCCCTTGCGGCTTAGCCAGGACTCGCGCAACGCGGCCATCCAGGTCTTTCGCAGGATCACGCCGGGCCGGCGCATCTCGCCGATGAGTTCGTCTACCTGGATCAGCGCGCTACGGTCGGCGGAATCAAGGCCATACACGCCAGTGGCCTCGAAACGCTCGCGGGCCCGGTAGATGGACCAGCCGGCACGGTTGAAGAAGCGCAGCGCCGCGCGCAGCGCCTCAGGGTCAAGATGCTGCATCTCCTGGGCATGGTCCAGCGTCTTGCGGATTGCTCGGATGCTGGCCTCTATCAGGGTCATGATCTGCGTGCAATCGTCATCGGTGGCCCGGTGCTCCAGCAGCGCATCCATTGCGCGCCGCTCGCTGGCGCCCATGACGTTCCTGGCTTCGGAGCTCAGCGCAAAGAGCGGATTGATGGTCGGCACCTCAGCATGCCGGCGCGTTGGAGCGGCTCGCGCTGCCTTCTCGGCCTGGCGGCGCTGGGCGCGGTTCAGGGTGGCGACCATCATGCTGAGGCCCTCGCGACATCGAAGATGCTGGCCGTAGGCATGCGCTCCTTCCAGCTCTCGCCCTTCAGGACAGACGACGCCGTGCGGTGGTCGATGCCGTACCGATCAGCGATGTGCTGGATGGGCTGGGGCGGAAGCGCGCGAATCTCCCTCACCTTGTTCCAGTCCAGCTTTGTCATGCCGGATCGCTGCGCTTGCTCCAGGCGCTTGACGTAAGCTGAAGCGCCAGATCTGGCCCCCTTCCGATACGTCTCCTTCAGCACTTGGCCGTAGGTTCTGCACACGATGTGCGCAGGAGCCACGCACAGTGGATCGCCGCAGATCGAGGTGATGCGAGTGCGTGCGCCGTCCAGCTTCCCCCCGCGAAGCCAGAAGACGTAGCGGCGCACAAGCTGCGGCTTCCCGTCAAGATTGGCCTGCGGAGCCCCGGCGCTGTTCACGCTCAGCTTCCAGCGCAGGCAGTCACCGCACTCATCGCAGTACATGTGCAGGTTGTCAAGAGTGATCTTCATTGCTGAACGCCCTCCTTGGCGCGAACGACGCTCACCGTTTCAAGAAGGCCTTCGCCAGCCAGCGCATGCACAACGGTCGCGGCCTGCTGGTAGGTGCAGTCGAACTTCTGCTGCATGTCGGCGTAGGTCAGGTACTCGCCGGGGTTGTCGCGATAGAACCTGCGCACGCGTGCCCGCAGGCTGTTGGGGCGGTACTCGTCGCTCATGCTTGGGCCCCTCCCATAGCCATGGGCAGCGCGGCCAGCACAGGCGCCGCCGCCAGCCGCAGCGCAGCGGTGCCGCCGACCAGCACCTGAAGGGCCGCCTCGTGGTTGCCAACCAGTCGAGGTGCTGGCGGCTTCATGCCGCGCTTCGCGTACTCGTCCGGGCCGCTGCCAGCGCCAGTCAGGCGGCTGGGGTACTCGGTCGGTACGCCGCGCGACGCATAGGCCCTGTAGGCCTCGCAGAAGCGGTGCTGCAGGTAGCTTTGCTCGTCGTAGGGCGTGCGGCAGATCTTGGGCCAGCCACCGAGGTCGGTGACGCACAGGTGGATGAGCGCGTCATCAAACACCACGTCGCTGTAGGCGCCGACGCTGGACATGGCGCCCGTGACCTTGCCCCAGGCCATCAGTGAGCGATCGGTCTGCGTGCCCTGCAGCGCGCGGACGATGCTGCCGATCTTGGGCACGAACTCGCCAACCTTGGGGTCTGGGTCGGACGTGAGAGCGTCCACGGCCTTGGTGACCTGCTCCAGCGAGTAGCCCTGCAGGCCACGCCAGTACACCATGATGATGGACGTGGAGACGGCCTGGCGGTGGTACGCGAACAGGCCGGCGATCAGCTCCGCGAACGCGGGCTTGTCGGTTTCGGTCATGTGCTTGCTCCTGCGAACGCCGCGGCGGCGGCGAGGTTCTGGGCCTCAAGCTGCTCCTGACGGTTGAGGCCTGGGCGCTTGCCTGCAGCGATCTCGCACAGGCTCACCAGGTAGGTGTGTGGCTCCACGGGCGCCGGATGCACGTCCAGCAACCCGCGAGCGGCGGCCTTGAAGGTGTCAGCCCCGTACTTGGAACTGAGCGCCCCCAGCAGCACGCCAGCATCCTTGACGTCCTTGGCAGCCTGCCGCTCGACGAAGAGGGTTTTCAGGTCGCGCCATAGCTGGGCGTCAGCCTCCTGCGCAGCGGTCCTAGGCTTCGGTGCGCATGGCGGCGAAGGCGGCTGGCCGCCCGCTCCGCTAGGAGCGGAAGAATTGCCAGAAGGAGGAGATGGAGATGGAGCACCACGGGGACCTTTGCCCCCATCATTGGCCTCACCTTTGGGTGGCTTTGGTGCATCCTTTGGTGATGCTCCATTGGCTCCAGCTTCGGCACGTATGGTGCGGACGTATTCGTCCTTCACCATGCGTGTCGAGTACCAGATCGGGCCAGCTTGTGCGCCTATTAGTGTGACTGGATCCCCATCTTTCCGACCGCTACGGGGCACATAGATGAACGGCTCGCAATCGCCACTGTCGGCGCCCTTGAGAACGCGCTTATCAACCAGTTCCCGAACGTGCGACATGCTGGCGCCGGCTGCCTGAGCTATCTCCTTCAGGGGCCAACGCAGTACGCCATACTCGTCCTGATCGTGCATCAGGCACATGACGTCCAGCCAGACGCCACGAGCTGCTGGAGAGCAGCGGCGCAGATTCGCGTTACCCGTCCAATCGTCCGGGTAGAACTGAAACGATGGACGCTTCGTCAAGTGCGCCTCCCATCCCGGGAGGCGCCGTTCAGTTCACTTAGAAGTCGCCGCCCTCGGGGCTGCCCGGCTTCTTTGCTTCGTTGCGAAGGGCTGTGGCAAGTTTCGCAGCGTGCGACTTCGGCAGCACGATGATGCTGTCGTCCCCTCCGAACTGATCCTGCTGACGAATGACGATCTCGCCAGCAGTGTTGGTGTAGACAGCCAGTGCAGCAACGGAAGGCACAATCACAGATTCCTTGTTGTCCTGGTCCTGCCACCAGTGAACGTCGCTCATGGTTCCTCCGAAGAATGATGGGGACGTAAATCGTAGCGGCGCTCATGCACGCTCCCAAATTCGACCGCCTGCAGTCCCATTGCCGCGCTTCCGCAGGCAGAAGCCGATGCAGCGGATGAGGCCGCGGCGCGCTAGCGAGGCGTAGACCGATCCAAGCGCCCGGCCATCCTTGAACGGGATGCCGCAGTCACGGCAGTAGTCAGTGCAGTCCTCACCGCTGGCCGGGCCAGTCGCGAGCTTGGCCAGGATCGCCGCCTCAGCCCGGGCGCTGAAGTCGGGGCACTCGCGCTCTGCCTTGTCAAGCGCCAAAGCGGCGCCGCGGTCGCCCAGGCGGCGCGAGAAGTCCAGCACGAGCTGGGCCTGTGTCACGCTGCCTCCAACGCCTGCTGAGCGGCCTCACGGCCCTGAACGACACCCTCGATGCTGACGGAGGCCAGGCCGGTGATGCCGGCGACGTGCTCGACGGCTGCGATCGGGTCAAGCGATCGGCGCGCATCGTCGTAGAGGCGCAGGATCTGCGCGCGGGAGTAGATGGGATCAGCCAACGGGATCTCCTTCAGGGGCGGGTTTCAGATGAGCGCGGGCTGCGCTTGGGGCTTGGGGGTAGAGGCCTCGGCGGCCAGTTCGTCGAACAGGTCAGCCGGGCCGGTGATGCGAAGGCGCACGCCCTCGTTCACGCTGCTGAGCAGGCCCGAGCAGTTGGCTTTGCCCGGGTAGATCGCGACCCGGCAGCGCAGCGTCACGCGCTGGCCGTCGATCGGGTGCACGACGAAGTTGCTGATGTCGGCGCCATGGAAGGCGGCCCGGTTGATCTCGACCGTGGCGTCCTCGATGCGGTGCTCGTAGGCGATGGGCTTCAGTGCCTTGTTGCGCACCACGCGGCCGCCAGGGATGTGCTGGTACAAGAACGCCGGCAGCATCGGGTCGAAGTAGGCGCAGACGCCGGCGTCGATGCCCTGCAGCTCCACGTTGAGCACGATGGCAAGGTAGCGCTTTTCCTCGGGCCCACGCTTGCCGGCGGAGACGATGGAGAAGGTGGCGACGCCCTGCACGTCGAACTGGCTCGCGGCGCGCTTGGGTGCCTCGGGCTTGGCAGGCTGCTGGCGCGGGGCCGGTGGCCGCACCGGGAAGCAGCGGCCCTCGGCCTGCATGCGCTCCCGGCGGCGCAACTCGCATTCCGCACAGTGGGACTGCTGGCCCACCGGCAGGACCTTGAACGCCGTCTTGCGATTGCCGGCATGCTTGCCGACATCGGTCCTGCGCACAACCTTGCCACCAGCAGCATGCGAGGCCACGAGGAACTCCACCCACTGCTGCTGGGTGTCGAAGCACGCGGGGCGGGCTGGTGCCTCGTCGCGGATAAGTCGGAGAAGGTCAGTGCGCATGGTCAAGCGGACCTTTTCCTGGCCACGTTCTTGGACAGTGCGGAGATGCGGGCCTCGTGGAGACTGACCAGGAACTCCTCTCCAAAGACAGTGACCATGACCAATTCGCGCAAGCAATCCGAGACCGACCCGTACCCGTGGTTGCGGGCGAACACCCGCAACGCATCGGCCGTGTCGTCATCCAGAAGCGTCTTCACGACCACATCGAACTTGCCGCCGATGGCGGCCGATGTCGGCCTGGAAGGCGTAGCCAGCCCCTTCGTGCGGGACGTGGTCTGCCGGGCCCTGCTCATGGGAGCCTCCGAGCTGCGGCTGATGGCGCTGTCGCTGGTAGAGAAAGCCCCAGGCCGTGAAGGCCGGGGGTGAAACCCTGCGCGCCGTTCGTGCCCTGGTGTTCAGCGGGGCCGGTCGCGAGGGAGGGAGGGAGATAGGCGGGAACCCTTCCCTGGGCTACGCTGGCGACACCCCTGTCACCACGCCCAAGGAGGGCTCCCATGGCTACTGCGAAAGACTGCTTCTCAGAGAACCTGCGACTCATCGGCCGTCCTTCAACTGCGGATCTCGCTGCAGCGACGCAATGGAACCTGAATCAAGGGCTGCTCCTGCTTGCAGAGCAGTTAGAGCAGGTGCAGGCTGTTCAACGCCACCACGAGCAAACGCTGCAAACGCTGCTTCGACACGCTCGCGGGCAACTCTGACTGGGACGCCGCTGGCCGCATCCACCAGGGTGCAGACCTGCGTTGCGGTCAGCCCGTTGGCATGGGCGCGCTCGATGGCGTGGAGTGCGTGGTTCAGTGCGTCCATGTCAGGCCGCCTTGGCGAGCTTGCGGCGCGTCGCCTTCAGGTGGTCGCGGAGCCGAACGAGGGTTGCGTATCCCGGGTTCTCGATCCGGCCATTTGCGAACTTGGACAGCCACGAGTAGCTGACGCCTGCGCCAGCTGCAACGGCCTGCCAATCTCCCTTGCGCTCCTTCAAGGCTGCAAGGACTTCGGCATCAAGTGAGGTGCTCATGCCCGGCAGCTTAGCAATAGATTGCTATTCCGGCAAGCAACACTTTGCTAGCTCGTCTTGGGACATTCCCGAGATGAGCGACCTAGATATCAATGAAGTGCTGGCCCGGAACCTTCGGGCGACCATGAAGGGGAAGGGCGTCACGCAGACGGCACTGGGCGCCAAGAGCGGCGTCAAGCAGAACACGATCAGCCTCTACATGGCTCCAGAGAAGCGCAAGCAAGGGGCCTCGGGCAAGGCGCCGAGCGGAAAGCTCACCGAGGTGGCACTGATGGCCAAGGCACTAGACATGGAGGCTTGGCAGCTCCTGCTCCCAGAAGGTGCGACACCCCCACCCATGGATTACCGGGCAGCTGCTGAAGAGGTGGCCAGGAAGGTGCCTGACCCCACCAACCGCGACCTCTTCCTGAACTTCCTGAAGGCCGTGGATGGCTACATTGAGGAGCGCCAACGGATTGCAGTGTCAATAGCCGACACGCTGATTCGGTGAATGTTCACACTGGCCGATCCTGCGACTGAACGATCATTTCTGACCGGGTGCAAGAATTGATACACGTAAACGTTTGTATCAATCATGCAGGAACTGCACGGGCAGAACGTCCACGTCGGCAGCATCCACGGACCGGTCTTGATTGCAGTCACGGACGACCTGGTGGATGTCCCAGAGGACAAAGCCAGGGACTGCCCGCAGTGCGGGGCGCGCACATGGGCCGGAAGCCGGTTCTGCCGGGCCTGCCACTGGGACTTCGACAGGGCAGCGCTCAAGCGGTTTCACGCTGTCAAACTGCTAGCTCTGTCGGCGTCGCTCAACGTGGTGTCCGCTGCGCTCCTTCTTTGGCAGGTAGCGCCATCATTTCTCCGCTAAGGCCGAAAGGGTTATCCCTGAATCACCTCGTTCTAGGGGCTGTCAGGCTCACGCCCTCAGAGGAGGTTTGCATGAAGGAATTCGAGCGGCGGCCAGACTTGGCAGCCCTGTGGAAGCACATCTCAACACCGGTCGATGAGCCGGAGGTGCAGAAGTCGCCGGCCGTCTCCATCAACGCCGTGCACGGCCCAGTGCTGTCCATCGTCACCAACCAGCCGGTCCAGATAGCGGAGCTGTGGGCCCAGGCATGTGCGCAGGGGAAGCGGCCATGAGGGCCACTGCTGCGATAGCGTTGTTGCTCGCCGCCGGCGGCTGTGCCAACGTTGGCAATGGCGGCCACATGGAAGCGGGCTCTTTCACGCCGCGGAACATCGCGGCACATCCGATGCCTGAAAGGCTGACCATCGTCATCACGCGCGAGCAGACCGTTTTCTCACGCATTTCGCATGTTCCCTGGGATGCCTATCCCCTGGCGCTCAACGGGAAGATGGTCGCCTTCCTGCCAGTTGGATCGCACATAGTCCTTGTGGTGGAACCAGGGACGCACATACTCAAGTGGTCTCGAAAGGCCAACGGCATCCTCGTCGGGAAAGATGAAGAGTACGCCGTTGCTGGCCCGGCAGGAGCAATCCGGTACGTGGCTTTGAAGGCGAAGATCACCGACGTGGAGATGACGGCTGTACCGGAAGATGCTGGTCGTTCTGCCCTGGCTTCAACGGCTCCGGCGCGCCTGCTGCACAACGGTACGACATGGGACATATTCAAAGGTCGCTCGAAGGCGGCAAACACTGCCGCATGGGACGCGCTGCGGGCGGCCATGCCAGATGGTGAAACGGTCAATTCGGCGCTTGAGGCTGTGGGGGCAATAGCACTCATTGGGCTGCACGTCGCGGCAGCAACTCAGTCCAACACGCCATCGCTTGCATCTGTACGGCCGAGTGGCAGCGGAACAACTCGAGAGCAAACGTCCTCGGCGCTTCGCATGGACACCCTCACCAGCCCTCAGCGGACCAACCCCTTCAGTTACGGCAAGAGCGAGACGAGCGAACGGCTCAAGAGCGCCAACGCGGCCTGGGTCCGCGACTATCGAACTGGCACGACGTACACGATTGAAGACGATTCCGTGCGGGGATCAGACGGATCACGCTTCAAGATTGTCGGCAACTCCCTGATCTCGGAGACGGGCGTGCGCTACCAGATCACAGGGAACTCCCTCCGCGCTCCCGATGGTCGCACTTGCAGGCGCGTGTTGGACACCGTGCACTGCGACTAGGCGCAAAGCGCAAGAACCCAAGCCCGCCGCGCGCGGGCTTTTTCTCGACCGCGTATAGGTGCAAACGCGACTTAGCAATCTTTTGCTTGGCAGATTAGCAATGTGTTGCTAGAGTCTCTCCGTCGCCCAACACAGCACGGAGAGAAGCGATGCAGACCCTGACACCCAGCGCGCGAGCGCTGCTTGAACTGGACCGCCAGGAGGTGGAGCGCCAGATCAGCCTCACGCTGCACCAGCGCGTCGAGTACGACGGCCAGGCGGTGGTGTGCCGCGCCGAGGCTGCTGCGCTGGCAGCTGAAGGCAAGCACCAGCAGGCCCAGGGCTGGATGGCCGGCGCCATCCGCTATCGGTCGCGCGTCATTGCGCTGGACGTTGAGCTGTCCGGCCTGCGTGCGCGGCGCGATGCGCTGATGGCGCGACTCAATGGCGTGGAGCCCGAGGCAGCGCCGGTGGTGCTGGGCCGCGAGCAGGTCGCAGCGATGGACGAGACGGCAGGGGCACATGCATGAGCGGCCTGAGGCACAACGCCGCGGATCACGACGCCATGGTCCACGAGCACAGCCAGTTCACGGACACGGTTGGCGATGCGGTCATTCGCATCCAGGACGAGGCTTACCGGCTCGGCCACGCACGCGCCAAGGCCGAGTCCGCCGAGCTGATTGCCGTAGCGCAGGAGGTCCTGGCCAGCTTCGCCGTCACCTTTCGCGATCAGGCGCTGCGCGCCCGGCTGCAGGCTGCGGTGAACGATGTGCGAGGTGCAGCATGAGCGCCCGCCCTTTCATTCCCTTGGGCCGCGACCAGCAGGGCCGCATGACGCCCACCGCGCTGCTGCGCTACGAGGATGCCATCGGCACCTGCAACACCTGCCCTGGCGTGTTGGAGCCGGCCGATGCGCTGCAGAAAGACCCGCCGCCGCCTGCGCCTCCGGCCTATCCGTGGCGCGAGCTGGGCGCCGGCCTGGCCGTGGTGTTCGCCGTCATGCTCTGCGTGCACCTCGCTGTGCCGCTGTTCGCGACCGTTGTTCAGGTGGCTGCGCGATGAAGGAGATCAGCGAGAAGGACGCCCAGCGCTATCTGCGCGTCCTGCAAACCTACCTCAGTCGGAAGCGTGACATGAAGGCCGCCGGGCAGGAACTGATGTCGATCCTCATTCAAGAGTTCGGCGTCCCTGTACAGCGCGCCCAACGCATGGAGCCATCGTCCTTCATCGCTGGCGTGCTCACGGCTGCTGGCGTGGCTACTCCAGAACAGGACGACGCCTCGTGAACGACGACACCTTCGAAGAGGCCCTGAGCCTCATCACCGCCGGCGGCGCGCTGCTGGCCTCCTTCTTCCTGGTCGGCGCGCTGGCGCTGCCTTTCATCCTGAACTGAGGAGCCCATGAACGCCATTGTCGAGATGCCGAATCGCGGCATCGTCCAATCCGCCGGCCGTCTCTCCGCGCAGGAGGTCGTGCAGCACGCCGTAATCGTGCAAGAGGTCATGCGCGCCGTCATGAAGAAGGATGTGCACTACGGGACCATCCCCGGCACTCCGAAGCCGACGCTTTACCAGCCCGGCGCCGACGTGCTCTGCATGACGTTCCGCATCGCACCCGAGTTCGAGGTCGAGGACCTGAGCACCGCTGATGTAGTGCGCTACCGCGTCACATGCAAGGGCGTCCACCAGACGACAGGCGTAGTGCTCGGCGAAGGCCTGGGTGAATGCAGCGTCGGCGAGGAGAAGTACAAGTGGCGCAAGGCCATCTGCGAGGCCGAGTTTGAAGAGACGCCGGCCCATCTGCGCCGCGTGAAGTGGGCCCGCGGAAAGGGCGGCAGCGTCTACAAGCAGCAGCAGGTTCGCACTGAGCCGGCAGACCTGGCCAACACCGTGCTGAAGATGGCCAACAAGCGGGCCAAGATCGCCATGGTGCTGGCCGTGACGGCTGCGTCCGACATGTTCGGCCAGGACCTGGAAGACCTGGACGCCACGCTGCAAGAGCACTTTGCCGACGCCGATCCGGCACAGGGCGAGCAGGCCCAGCCGCAAGCGCCCGCAGTCTGGCCAGCCGACAAGTTCGCCGAGCAGTTCACCCGCTGGAACAAGGCAGTCAGCGCCGGCCTCAAGACTGCGGCCGACATCCTGGCCCTCGCCAAGTCGAAGGGCGATCTCACCGCAGAACAGGAAGCCGCCATCACCGCACTGAAGGCGCCGGCTCCGGCAATTGACGAGGCGCAAGGGGCCGGAAATGACGCCTGAGGATGCTCGCAAGCACTTCATCTATGACCCGGAGACCGGCGTCATAGAGAGGCGCGATAGCAGCCGCAAGCGTCGCCTTCACACCGGCACGCTGAATGGCCGCAAAGACACGGCCTATGTCGTGCTGTGCGTTGACGGAAAGAAGTTCTACGGCCATCGCATCGCTTGGCTGATCTCCTTCGGTGCTATTCCGGACGGAATGGTCGTCGACCACATCGACGGCGATGGCACGAACAACCGACTGTCCAACCTCCGGGCTGTCAGCAAGTCAGCCAATCAGCGCAACCGTCGCCGCCCTCACAGCGGCTCGGTGACTGGCGTCGCGGGCGTGACGCCGCACCGCGGCGGTTTTTCTGTCTACGTCGCGGGCCGCTATGTCGGCTGGACGAAGGACTTCTTTGAGGCGTGCTGCATCCGCAAGGGTGGAGAGCAGCGCCATGGCTACACCAACAGGACAACGCAATGAAGATCAAGGCAACCATCATTGACCACGCGCAAGGGTCGCCCGCCTGGCTGGCGCATCGCGCACGCAGCCTCAACGCGAGCGACCTAGCTGCGGCCATGGGCCTCTCAAAGTACAAGACCCGCGTCCAGCTGCTCGCCGAGAAGGCGACGGGCATAGCGCCTGAGGTGGACGCAGACACTCAGCGGCGTTTTGACAAGGGCCACGAGTACGAAGCAGCAGCCCGGCCGCTGGCCGAAGAGGAAACCGGCGAGGCGCTGTACCCCTGCGTCCTTGCCGCCGACGTGGAAGGCCTACCGCTGTCTGCGTCGCTGGATGGCATGGACCTGATGCAGGAAATCACTTGGGAGCACAAAACAGCTTCTGCTGCACTGGTCGCCAGCCTGGAGGCCGGCGTCATCCCCGAGGAATACCACCCGCAGATGGAGCAGGGCCTGATGCTGTCGGGCGCCTCGCGCTGCCTGTTCTCCGCGTCAAAGGGCGACCGCGAGACGATGCGCAGCGTCTGGTACGAGTCGAACCCGGAACTGCGCGCCAAGATCATCCCGACGTGGCGTCAGTTCATGGCTGACGTAGCCGCCTACCAGCCGGGAGAGGTCGTGCCCACGGTCGTGGCCGAACCGGTTGAGGCCCTGCCCGCTGTGCTGGTCAAGGTCAGCGGCGAGATTGCCATCACCGCCAACTTCGCCACTTTCGAGGCCAAGCTGCGCGACTTCCTGGACAACCGCCTGATCCGCAAGCCCAAGACCGACCAGGACTTCGCCGACCTGGATCTGCAGATCAAGGCCATGAAGGGCGCAGAGGCCGCGCTGGAGTCGGCCGAGGCCCAGATGCTGGCGCAGATCGCCAGCGTTGACACGGCCAAGCGCACGAAGGACATGCTGCACAAGCTGGTCCGCGACAACCGCCTGATGGCAGAGAAGCTGCTGGCCAGCGAGAAGGAGCGCCGCAAGGCGGAGATCGTCGGCGCCGGCCAGACCAAGCTGCGCGAGCACATTGCTGCCCTCTCCAAGCGCCTGGGCTTCGCCATGCCGCCGATCGTTGCTGACATCGCCGGCTCCATCAAAGGCAAGAAGTCCCTGGCCAGCATGGAGGACGCGATCAGCACCGAGCTGGCCCGGGCCAAGATCGAGGCCAACCGCATCGCGGACCTGATCGACGCCAACCGGCGCGCGATGGACGAGGCCCAGGCCGAGCACCTGTTCCCCGACTTCCACCAGGTGTGCACCAAGCCGGCCGACGACTTTGCCAACCTGATCACCAGCCGCCGAGCGATCGCGGCCCAGCGCCTGGAGCAGGAGCGCGAGCGCATTCGCGCCGAAGAGGCGGCCAAGCTGGAGCGTGAAGCCGCTGCCAAGCGCGCCGCCGAGGAGCGTGAGCAGCGCGAGGCCCAGGCTCGCGCAGAAGCTCAGGCGCGCGCCCAGCGTGAGGCCGAAGAGGCTGCCACCAGGCAGGCCGAGGTGGAGCGCCAGCGCGTGGAGGCACAGCGCCAGCGCGACGCTGAAGCAGCCGCGGAGCGCGATCGCCAAGCCCGCACCCAGGCCGCGGCGCCAGCGCCCGAGGTCGTGCCGCTGCGCGCGGCCCCGGCCGCGAACGAAGCCCCAACCCTGAGCCTGGGCGAGATCAACCAGCGCATCGCGCCGCTGACCATCAACGCCGCTGGGCTCGCCTCGCTGGGCTTCCAGGCGACGAAGGTCAAGGCCTCGTGCATGTACCGCGAGACCGACTGGCCCGTGATTCACCGGGCGCTGGTCACCAAGCTCAACGAGTCGGCACCGCAGCGCCGGGCCGCCTGATCAACGAGGCGGCCCAAGCCGGAGAAACGCGATCCATCGCGCGCCTTAGATGGCCGCAGGCCGCCTCACCACTTCACCACCAGGAGAGAACCATGTCCAAGGAATGGAAGGCACCGCAGGCCTTTGAAGAGGGCGATGCGCCCGAGATCCCCATGGCCCAGGTCAAGAGCAGCCAGGTCGCGGCCATCGGGTACGACCCGGCCACCAAGACGCTAGCCTGCCAGTTCACCCGCGGCCCAGGCCACATCTACCACTACCCCAACGTCGAGCCGGAGACACACGCCGCCTTCATGGCCGGCGACCTCGGCCCGGACGTTGAGCCGTCCATTGGCACGTTCTTCGGCCGGCACATCAAGCCGCTGCCGTTCAAGAAGTACCGCGCGCCGGCCGGCGATGGCCTGACGAAGCAGCCCGAGGCTGCCTGATCAACGGGGGTGAAGGCGAAAACCTGACGGAGTTCCTGCCCAAGCCGCCTCGCGCGGCTGACCGAAGCGGGCGCGAGTAGTCGCATGCGATGAAGGCCCTGGCAGCGCGGCAGGCACCCCCACCAACTTCCACCACCACTCCATAGGAGTCGCTTTCATGTCCACCCAAGACCCGGGCAAGAGCCCCGCAGCCGCCACTGACATCTCGGAGTTCATGACCGACCTGGACGGCGGCCAGTTCGAGCGCATGTTGTCGGTCGCCCTGTCCCAGTCGGCAGCTGCCGCTGTCGACAAGCAGAAGGTCGCCGAGATCAGCATCAAGTTCAAGCTGCGCCCCATCGGCGGATCGCACATGGTTCACGTCGACCACGCGCTGACCTTCAAGAAACCCACCGAGGCTGGCGAGACCAGCGAGAAGGCGCAGCGCACCACGACGCTGCACGTCGGCAAGTTCGGGAAGCTGACGCTGGTCCCGGAGTCGCAGACCTCCTTCCTGGACAAGGCATCGGGCCAAGTCAAGGCCTGAAGCGCCACCCCACCACCACCGTAACGACCGGAGCCAAGCAATGCTCAACGCTGACGCCATCACGGCGCTCTCCAAGGCCGAAGCCACCACGGCCGCCAACACCGCAATCGACACCGCCCAAGACAGCATCACCCACGTCCTGGCGCTGCCCGAGGACTTCAAGGTCCACGACCTGGAGCCCTACCTTCCCGGACGCCGCCGTGCTCGCGGCGCCATGACCACCAGCGTGCTGGCCGACTTCGCCACCTACGTGACCGCCCACGCAGAGGACGGCGCCTCGGTGTTCGTCGACAAGGACCGCATGAAGGCCACGGCCGTGCTGAACCTTGGCAACTCCGACGCACCCGGCCATGCCGACAACCTCGCCATCATCGCCCTTGAGAAGTCGTCGGCCTACGCCGCTGTCCTGGCTATCGCCAACGGCCAGCCGCGCAAGCAAACGGACGTCGCTGAGTTCCTGGAAGACTGGGCGCCCTGCATCGCCTGCCGCAACACCGCCGACGTCATCCCAACGGGCCAGGCCGCCGCCGCGGTGCGCACCATCACCATCGAGGCCGCGAAGAAGGTGACCAGCGCCGAGCAGCAGCTGGGCGCCGAGAAGAGCACTTTCGAATCGGTGCAGGCCAGCAGCGGCGACAACCTCCCGACTCAGATCGAGTTCCATTGCGAGGCGCCGTACTTCGGACTCTCTCCGCGGACGCTGACTCTTCGCCTGTCCGTCCTGGCGGCAGATAAGCCCATGGTCGTGCTGCGCGTCGTGAAGCTCGAAGAGCACCAGGAGGGCATGGCCGCCGAATTCGCGGAGAAGGTGCGGGCCCAGCTGAATGGCAGCCTGCCGGTGGGCATCGGCACCTACGCGCGGGCCTGATCGTGGCGAGCCGCCGTAGCCGTGAGCGCCAGGCGGCTCGCCCCTGGCAGCACGCACAAGAGCCCTCCCCCATCGACTGGGCCGCCCTCGCTGCCGAGCGCGCAAGGCGCGAGCAGCAGCAGGCCCCTACGAAGCCCATCCCCTCCGCGAGCACATCGACATGAGCGACTTGCAAAACCTCCCCGGCCTGCTGAGCTGGCTTGCCAATGGCCGGCGCGGCACCAGCAGCAACAGCATCGTTCAGCACCTCACCGGCATCCAGACCTTGAGGGGCGACTACCTCGACATCCCGCACGATCCAGACGACCTGGACCGCTGCTTGCAGCTGCTGGAAGCCGTGCCGCTTCTGCGCCCGCTGCTGCCGCAGATGGCGACCGCATCGCCGCTGTGGGCCGCACTCATTGAGCGCTGGGACGAGATCGAAGCCAGCCACCTGGACGAAGTCGGGCTGCGCTGGACGAAGGCGCGCAGCGCTCCGAAAACCTACGACCTGATGCGCTCCGTCATCGACCAGGCGCGTGCAATGCAAGAAGGAGGCGCGGCATGACCACGCAAGAAATCCAAGGTGCCCAGCCTGCACACACGCCCGGCCCGTGGGAAGTCACGCACAGCGGCAACAAGGACGACTTCCGTGGGCAATGGACCTGGATCAACGCGGAAGGTGGGACGGTCGCGCAAGTCTTCCCGTGCGGCAACCCGCAACGCGCCTTCAAGAGCCCCGAGCTGAGCGACCTGCCTGAGCCGTCGAACGGCCGGATTGGGCAGGCCAACGCCCGCCTGATCGCCGCCGCGCCGGAGCTGCTGGAGGCGCTGGAGGACTGCTGCAAGGCGCTGCCCACCAAGGCACCCGAATACAAGCGCGCGATGGAGGCCATCGCCAAAGCCACCGGAGCCCAAGCATGAGCAAAACCCAAGCCCCTGATCCTGCACGCGAGTTGCTGGAGGCATTCCCGGGCTGCGGCGACATGCGCGGCATGGAGAGCTGGTGCGCCCAGGTTCGCGCTTTCCTGCGTACCCCAATCCCAGCCCCTGAGGGTGCAGATGAGCCCGAGCCGGCCGCGTGGCTGGTGACGTGGAAGGGCGGCGAGCACTTGTACTGCCACGCTCACGCATCGGAGCTGCCGGCCGTCGATCAGGCGCGAATCATGGGCGGCAAGTGCGAACCGCTGTACCGCGTCGCCCTGGCCGCACCAGCACCCAAGGCGCCTGTGGCCCTGACGGATGAGCAGTTGACGCAGATCCTGGCATCCCATGCCGGGCCGACCATCACGCCGTATCAGATCGCCCGCGCTGTCGAAGCCGCCCACGGCATCCCCGCACCGCAGACCAAGGAGCAGCCGTGAGCGCCGACAAGCTGGCCGCCGAACTGGCGCGCGCCCTCAAGATCATCGGCCCGGATTGGGAAGACGCCCAGGGCCGCCCTCTCAAGGCATGGCACGCACGAGCCTCAAAGCTGGTCGCAGCTCACCGTGCTCAGACCAAGAAGCAAACCAAGGAGCCCACCAATGACCGCTGACCTGTTGCCCTGCCCGTTCTGCGGCGCACAGCCCGAGGACGCCGACATCGGAGCCCATTCTGTGCAGTGCCCGTCATGCGCAGTCGAAGGCCCAGCCGGCTCCAACTATGACCGAGCTGGCGCAATCAAGGCTTGGAATGACCGCTCCCAAGCCCCAGCAGAGGGGGATGCGACTCGCCGCGGCCTTCTGCCGTGCCCATTCTGCGGCCGCCGGCCCGTCCTGACCGTGCGACCCGACAACGCCGA